TGCCGGACGGCTTTTTGCGTAATGTGATAGATCAAATATTATTTTTTCTGGTTTGTAGGCTCCGAAAAGCCTTGTATTTACAGTGTTCCTAATAGGAAGTAATCATATGCTGATCACAGGTAAACCCCGCATAAAGTTCTACTGAATTCTCATTTTCAATGGGTGTTGAAAAACGAAACTCAATCTTTCTTCTCTCACCAGATTTGATATGGAAACCTTCTCTTGTTTCGTCTGCAAGAATAGCCCCCTTATGATTGTTTACAGAAACCACACAGCGTATTTTTTCAATATAGGCATTGTTTTCTTTGCGATTTTCTATCGTAAAAACTAGAGTGTTGAAATGCTTGGCTTTCCCAATTGGAGCTGCCCAACCAGTAAAGGTTGAAGTTGTATAACTCAAAACAGCATAGGATACAGGCACAAGATTTTGCTCATCCGATACAGCCCATGAATCCTGAAATGAGTTTTTCAGCTTTGCCAAGCTTTCTTTTATATTTTTCTCAACTTCTCGCCACTTTGCTTTATTCGGATTATAGCCGGTCAGCCATACAGCCAAATTGTAACGTCCCCCCGTTGAACAATCTTCCATTTTGGCAAACTGACCGTTCGTGGTATACAAACTACCCGAAGTTGCTTCTTGACTACCAAACACGTTTGTGCAAATCACATCCGCTTGTAGAAGGATGAAGACTTTTCTTCCTTGTTCAAAGAACAACCCATTCACATCACAGTGAACACGTTTTTCATCGTTAGGCTCAATTGTGACATTGAGGTACTTGTTAAAGGAGATTTTCTCTTCACTAGCATCATCGAATGCTATTGCAACACGAATTTGACTGATTCTTTCACTACGTGCCTTGACGATAAATTCAATTCCTGTTACAAGAATACTTTCGTCGATCAAATACGAGGAAACCCAGCCGCTAAAGGTCGATGAATCATATGGATAGTACAATTCTCCTCCGTGGATTTTCTTTACTTCTGTTTCTAAAAGCTCCTGAACATACTTTTCAGCCAGTTGTTCATGCACAGCCTCCCGCATCTCACCGGCTCTCAGAGCTCGTATCGCATTTCCAAGAGTATTATGCGTATGACCATACGAATCAACACGAGCATCCAGAATCTCCGCATCCGAGGTCTTTCCCCCGGCAATGCTGTCCATCCGTTTGTTCAGCGTATCCTTGGCATCCTTCAGTTCCTGCCGGCCGGTGTTCAGGTCGGACTTGGCCTGTTCGACCTTGCCGGTCAACTCTGAACTGGTCTGTTCCAGATTCTCATTGACTCGCTGTTCTGTTTCCGACAACTCCTGACTGATTGCCTTGTGCGTATCATCCAGTTCCTTGCTGATCGCCGTATGGGTCTCCTTGAACTCCTGACTCATGGCATTTTTGACTGCCGTAACATCACTGTGCATCTGCTGGACATCCACGTCCACGTCCTGTTCCAGCTTCCGCATCTGTGCGGAATAATGGGCACACAGCGACCAGTAACTCTCATCTGCCAGCGAGATGCCCACAGGCACAGCCTTACGGCTGATATAGCTGTCACCGGTCTCGCCGTCCAGTACGATCATCAAGGGTTCATAGGTTTTCTTCTGATCCCAGACACCTACATGGTCCGGTACCACCCGTTTGCCAACAAACTCTCCCATTTTACTTCCTTTCCGGCTTACGCCTCATTGTATCTCACGATCAAGTGACCTTCATCGTCCATCTCAAAAATCAGACCCAGCGCGTCCCAGCTCTGGAACACCAGATGTCCATCCATATTGATGGACGAGGTGACCATGCCCTCCTCGATATCCTTCGCCACCTTATCAATGGTGCTGGACACAGACCCCTGCGCCAGTCCCAGCTTATCATCCGAGCGCATCACGAGGTATCCGTCATCGGTGATGAGGAATTCCAGGATGCCCTTGGCGGCAGCATCCAACGCCTGCTTATAGGTCAGCGTGGCGATTTTACCGTTCTTGACCGCTGCACGGGCCACATTCAGCACCAGACTGAACGAACCAATCACATCTCCCTCATCGGACAGAAGGTAGATGTCAATCGGGAATCTGCCGTATACTTCGGTCATAAAGGATGTGACCGTCAGGATGACCGCACCGTCATCCACGAACACAAGGTCCGGGCGGGTCTCGCTGGAATACTGGAACACTGCACCGTCCGGCCGAGTAGCTGAGTAGCTGACGATGGTATCCTTACTGACCTTATACTCCAGCGAGTTCTGATACAGCCGACACCGCACTTTTCGGGCTTGGTTGTCGTACTGCTTGACCGGGATGTGGGTCGGGATCAGGTTCTCTGTGAATGACAGTTCCACGTCCTGAAACACCGTGAACGACTTAGTCACCAGTGCCTCCTGCGCCGGTTCCTCCGCTGTCTGTACCACTGCTTTCGCCTTCCTGTTTGCCATCTTCTTCGCCTCCTCCCTCTGTCGGGGTATCCGGGTCGGGCTCAGGTTCCGGTGGCTCATAGCCTACCGTCTGCCAAATTTCTCCGTCCCACAGCTTCAGCCGCAGGGCGGTTGTATCGACCCAGAGTGCATTTGTTTTCGGATTCTTTGGTGCTGCCTCCTGCGCACAGATGGCCGGAGCATACCGCTCATCCAGTTTCGCCAGCAGCGTTTCGGACAGCTTATCTGCTGTTCCGTACCGCTCGTCCAGCTTTTTAATCAGCTCTTCTGACAAGACGGATGCTGTCTTATATCGCTCATCCAACTGTGCAAGCAGCTCCTCGGACAGCTTATCTGCCGTACCGTATCGTGCGTCCAGGCTTTTGATGAGTTCTTCGGACAAGGCGGATGCCGTCTTATACCGCTCATCCAACTGTTCGAGCAGTTCTTCAGTCAGTTCTCCGGCTTTCTTATAGCGTTCATCCAGCTCCTGCAGAGTGTTCTCCAGCAGCAACGCCGTCTTGACCGGGGAATCGTCTTTTTCCCAGCCATAGCCCCATGTTTTTCCGCCGTCCGTGGAAATGAAAAATCCCGCTGGGCTGTTTTTCCACGCAAAGGTAGACTTTGCCAGTGACCCGGCATTGAAGGCATACCGCACGGTTTCGCCGTTCACCTCGGTCACGTTCTGGTAGTGCAGGCCGAACAGGCCGGCCAGCAGGGTGCCGTCATAGACCATCGACACGGAAATGCCGCCGATCTGCTCACCCATGCTGGTCTCTACACGGAGCGCGGTGTTGTAGGCTTCATTGGCTGTGTTCCGGATGCTGCTCAGTGCCGTGGTCAGTGACGAGTTCCGGCTGCTGACCGTGGAGTTCGATAGCGTGATGCCTTCGTAGCGTTCCAGCAGACAGTCGTATTGTGTTTCGGTCACCTTGGAGCTGACCTCGATGCCGAGCTTGGAAATAAACACATGGACGGTATCGCACAGACTCACCTGCTCCGCTTCCACCACATCCTCATAGTCCGGGGTATTCCAGAGCTGGATAAAGTCGATGTCGATATCCACCTGTGGCTCGGTCAGGCTGGTGTTCTTCAGATAATCCTGTGCAAAGGAGCGCATCATCTCATCCGTGGGCTTATCCTGAAATCCACTGGTGCAATCCAGTACTGTGATCTTCTGGTACGGCACCGACCGCTGCTCCACCAACACCACCTTTTCCGGCAACTCCGTCACCTCGCCGGTCTCGGAATTCTGCCAGTACGGATGTACACCCGTGATTACGCTCTCAATGTTCCTCTCCATCTTGAAGTCGATGAGGTTTTTGCCGTAGACGATATGCACGCCGTGGTCTGCGCCCCGGTGATGATGGAGCTTGACGGTGTATCGGTCCCACTCGTACTCTCCGCCAAAGGTGTCCAGCACCGAGCCGTCGATACCGCCGAGGCAGTTCCGAAAAGAGGACGGCTCCGAGAGCCGAAAAGAGGCGCTGGAGGAGATATCCGTCCAGACCTCAAAGGGGCACTCGGATGCCGCGTGGTTTCCCAGCCCCGCCAGCGCACCGGTGCAGCTGGTCGTGGCAAAAGGAGAAACCGTAATGAAGTTTAGCTGATACGAGATGTGCCTTGCCTTGACAGTCAGCTTGCCGTCAATCGGCGTTGCGATTTTGTAGATACGGAACGGCTGCGATCTGCCTGTGTCGGATGGCTTTGCAAGGATGATGTTCCCTTCTTCCAGCTGATCCGCATGGATACCATCTGCTGGGTAGACCATCTCCAGCTCAAAGCTGCCATTGCGCTTTTCCGTCACCACACAGGAATGAGCATCTGCCATCTTGCCGATGCCGTTGTTGTCAAACTTTTTCTCCATGGATGCATACAGACAAGGGATCATCCCGCTCCACCTCCTTCCTCACAGCGTCCACCAGCGCGGAGTCACTTCCACCGCCGTAATACCGCCCGTCCATGCGATCTGCGTCTTTCCTGCCGGCAGTTCCGGGAAATCATCCGAGAGGATGGTCTCATTGCAAAAGCCGCCCTCATTGTAGGCATTGTGCGTCTCGCAATTCAGCAGAACATAATCCTTAATGCTGTGGATGGTAATGGATTCATCGCCCACATACAGCACACCGCCCGAATCTCCGTAGACCTTGAAGACGGGCTGTGACGGGAATGCGAAGGGGTTCATGAGGTTGCTCCGGCTTTCCAGCCGTACCGTCCTCTGTCCTTCCACACTCCACCGCTGAGGCTTGCAATTGAACACCAGATCCATCTTTGCGGCTTTCTGTGCCGTCACATCGAACTCCATCGCTTCGGTGCAGACCGCCATTCGGAAGAAGTCCGGGTCATAGGTATCCTGCAATTTCTGGTAGCCGACCGGAGATAGTAGCCACGACTTGACCGCTGCGGTCTTGGCGGGCAGACCGTTGAAGAAGAACGCCTCATACTTGATATCCACATTCTGATACCGCCGCCGACCTGCTCTTGCATTCTCGCTGATGATGTCTCCGTTTCTGCCAGGGACCGATGTGCTTTCCACATCCGCTGCCGGGGAATCGTACACACCGGGTCCGGACAAATATAAAAGGAAGTCCTTGCTGGACTTACCGGCAAAGGACAGATACTGCCGTGCAAACCTGCCCTTCAGATCAAACTGGGATACTGTCTTTTTCTCAGGCAAATAGCCCATACGCATCACCTCTTACTTGTAAACCGAATCGTCCTGGTCGATCATCTCATTGATCTTGTCAGCTACGATCTGTGCCAGCTCGTTATCGTTCCGGGCGTTGTAGCCGTTCACCGTGATGTGAACGCCGCCCAGATTCGTGTTCTTTGTTGTTCCGCCGCCGGCCAGAGCAGCCTGCGGAAGATTCCAACCGCTTGTGTTCATCCGGGGCATATTGATCTCTGGCAGGCTGAAGGAGCAGATTCCCGCCATCCCCTGCTGAACCTTAGAGGCCATAGATCGGATCTGCTTCAGCAGACCGTCCTCGCTGTCCCTGATGCCTCCAGTCAGCAGCCTCATGAAGTCAGGCATATAGGTGTCGGCATCGGCCAGCGGTCCTTCGTCCGGCACCGAGAAGTGCAGGAAACTGCGGATGCCGTTTGCCACGCTCTTAGCGGCATTGCCGACCCACGACACGCCTTTCTTGATGCCTCCAGCGATACCGCTGACCACATCCTTGCCCCATTTCACCGCCGAGGAAGCCACGTTCTTGACGCCGCTCCAGATGGAGGATGCCACGTTGCCGATGGCAGACGCCGCATTGGAGATGCCATTCTTAATGGCAGTCACACCATTGGAGAACACAGAAGTGACTTTATTCCAGATGTTGGTCACGCCCTCACGGAAACCATCGCAGTTCTTCCAGAGAGCGGTCAGCCCAAGGCCGACACCGCCGACTGCGGCCACCGCAATACCAGCAGGGCCAGCAAGACCAGCCAGTGCTGTACCTGCCGAGGCAAGCACACCGCCAGCCGAAGAAGCGATACCAGCCAATGCACTGCCTGCACCGGCTGCAAGACCAGACACCGTTGTGCCAACAGAACCGAACAGCCCCGCAATCGCAGAACCAGCTGAGCCAGCGATGCCGCCCAGCGTGGAGCCTACACCGGAGAGCAGCCCGGACAGGCTGCTGCCAACACCGCCGAGCTTGGAGAGAACACCAGTCGTAACGCTGCCGAGGTTCGACAAGATGCCGGTTCCGCTGCTGCCAAGGCTGCCCAGCTTCGAGATGACACCGGTGACACCTTGTCCCAGACCACCCATCTTGGAGGTCAGCCCGGAGATCAGATTGCCGAAGTTCGAGACGATCTGTCCGCCATCGGCGTTGCCGATTTTCGACAGGAAACTCCCCATCTTCGACAGCAGACCACCGCCGCCATCCGTTCCCAGTGCATTGCCGAGGTTCGTGAGCGTCTCGCCCAAGCTGCCGAAGGTACTCTTCATGGAGCCGAGCTTGTCCACGATTCCGGTGACAGTACTGACCGTATCGCCCACCTTACTGATACCCTCACCCAGACCTTTCAGGAAATCCGAGTTGAAGGTGTCACCGAGGCTGCGGATCGCGTTGCCCAGAGAACTGGTCTGGTCGCTCAAGTCTCCGATAGAGGTCTTCATGTCGGAGAATCCCTGCTTCACTTCATCGCTCATGCTGCTAACCGATGTTTTGGTGATCTTTTCAAGGTCACTCCAGACAGACCTAAACTCGCTGGTCATGCCGTCCAGACCATTCATAAGCCCAGTTCGGATGCCGGATGCCAGCCCGCTTGCAGCCGACCGAACTCTACTTGTGCTGCCGCTGATCGTAGAGGCAAAGCCACTCACCACCGACTTCACCTTGTCGCCCATGTCTCCCACGGGCGTGTTCAGGTTGGTCTTCATGGAGCCAGACAATGTCTTGACGGCCTTGACGACCTTGTCTTGATTCTTCTTGATGCCGCTTGCCAGCAGCTTCATGAAGTCAGGCATATACTCGTCCGCATCAGACAGAGGGCCAGTGTCAGGCACAGAGAAGTGCAGCAGACTTCTGACTTTGCTTGCCACGTTCTCTGCGGCCCGGACGACCGAGCCTGCCGCCGCACGAACACCGGCCGCCATCTGGGAGCAGATGTCACTGCCCCAGCTGTATGCCGAAGAAGCAATGGAGCTGAGAGAGTTGAAGTTGCTCTTGATGCTGGACACACCGGAAGAGACCGTGGAGCGCAGATTGGACATGGCACCGGACACCACCGACTGCACGCCGGAGAAGGTAGAGCTAGTCGTGGACTTCACGCCGTTCCAGCCCGAAGAAACCGTAGACTTCACTGCGTTCACAGCCGAAGATGCCGTGCTGCGGATGGTGTTCCAGCTGGAACTGAGTACCGACTGGATGCTCGACCAACTGCTGCTGGTCAGGCTGCGGAGGTTGTTCCATCCCGCCGTGACGGAACTCTTGACCGCATTGACTGAGCTGGTGGTTGCACTCTTGATGCTGTTCCAGCTCGTATTCAGCACGGTCTGGATGGAATTCCAACTGGACGTTGTCAAACTTCGCAGATTCGTCCACCCGGTCGTGACGGAAGTTTTCACTGCGTTGACCGATGCTGTTGTCGCACTCTTGATGCTGTTCCAGCTCGTGTTCAGTGCCGTTTGGATGGAACTCCAACTGGATGTTGTCAACGTGCGCAGGTTTGTCCATCCATTGGTAACGGAAGTCTTCACTGCGTTCACGGCTGTGGTGCTTGCCGTTTTAATGGAATTCCAGCTTGCCGTCAGGCTCGACTGGATGCTGGACCAGCTGGATACCGTCAGGGAACGAAGCTGTGTCCAGCCGTTCGTCACTGCGGTCTTCACACTGTTCAGGCTGGTTGTCACGAAAGTCGTAATTCCGGTCCATGCCGTAGTGAGGTTGGTCTTGACCGCATTCCATGCCGTAGTGGTATCCGAAGCGATGCCGGACCACGCTGCCGACATGGATGCCTTGATGCTGTCGATCTGGGTCGTCACAGACTGTGCCATGCCAGTACAGGCAGTCGATACGGAGGTAGACACACCCGACCATGCGGTCTGGGCTTCCGCCTCCACACCGGACCATGCGTTAGAGGTATCCGTTTTCATCTGGGTGGTAGAGTCACTGGTCTTGCCGGTGATGGCATCCCAGATACCACCAAAGAATCCGGAGATTCCTTCCCATGCGCTAGAGATGCCGGACTTGATACCCTCCCACGCAGTGCTTGCCGTAGACTGGATGCCTTCCCATGCCCCAGACAGCCCGGTGGCCACCGTTTCTACCGCCGAGGTCACGCCGGACTGGATACCGTCCCAAGCTGTAGAGATCGCACCCTTGATGCCATCCCACGCAGATGAGGCAGTTGTCTGGATGCCCGTCCATGCAGTCGAAAGCCCAGAGCCGAGCGTCTCAACCGCGCTGGACACAAAGGAGGAGATTCCCTCCCACGCGCCGGAAATGACACCCGAAATGCCCTCCCACACAGTCGATGCCGCCGACTTGATGTTCTCCCAGGCTGTAGACCAGTCGCCGGAGATCACGCTCATGACCGTCGAGATGACGGCCGAGATTGCATCCATAACCCCGCTGACCACGCCGGAGATTGCCTCCCAGACCGTAGAGAATACCGTCTGCAAGCCGGTCAGGATACCGCCAAGGAAATCCGAGATTCCGGTGAATGTCGACTGTGCGTTCTCGTCCATCTCACCGGTTTTACCCGTGAAGAACGAGACGATGCCGTTCCAGATACCCTCGAAGAAATCCTTGATTCCTGTCCAGACCCCGGTAAAGAAATCCGAGATCCCATTCCAGACGGTAGATGCTGTGGTCTGGATGCCTGTCAGGATGCCGGAGAAGAAATCGCTGATTCCTGTCCAGATTCCCTCAAAGAATCTCTTGATGCTCTCCCAGACCGAACTCCAGTCCGTACCGAACCAGCCGAGGAACACATCTGCTACAGCCTTCAAGGTGTCCAGCACCGTGGAGAAGATGGACTTAATTCCTTCCCAAATTCCGGAGAAGACTCCTTTGACTTCCTCCCACGCTCCACTCCAGTTTCCCTGGAATAGATTAGAGAACACATCGAACAGACCAATCAGCGTGTCAAGGACTGTTCCCAGTACCGTGGATACAACCTGAAAGGCACCCTCAAACACAGGAGCCAAAACCTGACAGAAGCCGTCCCAGACAGCTTTCAGCACCTCTACGATATCCTTGAAATCAAAGCCGAGGGCATTGAGCCGCTGGGTCAGCTGGTCGCAGAAGCCGCGCACTTTTTCGACGATTCCATTCCAGATGTTAGTAATAGCTGTACGGAACTCTTCATTGGTATTCCAGAGGTGCATGAATGCAGCCACCAGCGTACCGATCACGGCAACCACTGCCATGACGGGAGCCGAAATGCCGCCGAGAGCTGCGCCCAGCTTCCCGAACAGTCCGCTTGCGCTGCCCACACGGGTGGAGAGCAGCCGGATGCCCTTAGCCAGCGAACTGAAGCCCTTTAATGCTGTGCCCGCTGTCGATATGGTTTTACCCAGCACGATAAGCAGCGGTCCAATGGCCGCAGCCAGAGCCGCCACCTTGAGGATGGTCTCTCTGGTGCTGTCGTCCATACTGTTGAGCTTGTCCACGAATGCCTGCACCGCCGACACGATCTTGCGGATGGTGGGCATCAAGAGGTCGCCAAAGGAAATAGCCAGCTCCTCCAACTGAGATTTCAGAATGGTAAGCTGGCCGTTGAGGTTATCCTGCATGGTCTCTGCCATGCTCTCCGCAGAACCGTCACAGTTCTCAATGGCACCACGGAGCTTGTCGATGTCACCTTCGCCGGCATTCATCAGAGCAAGGAAACCGGACATAGCGTTCTTGCCGACCAGCGATTCGGCATTGGCTGCCTTTTCAGATTCGGTCAGACCGGAGAAAGCCACACGGCAGTCCGCAAGGATATCGTTCAGGCTTCTCATACTGCCGTCCGCATTGCTGGTGGCAATCGTGACCTCTCCGATGTTCTTGCCTGCAAAGGTCACTTCACCGGCAAGGTTGTTCATGATGGAACGCAGCGAAGTACCTGCCTGTGATGCCTTGATACCGCTGTTTGCCATGAGGCCGATAGCTTCCGCCGTATCCTCTGCACTGAAACCCAGCGCACCGGCGATAGGCGCACAGTACTTGAAGGTCTCGCCCATCATGCTGACGTTGGTGTTTGCATTGGACGATGCCGCAGCAAGAATGTCCGCAAAGTGTCCAGAATCCGCGGCCGACAAACCAAAGGCAGTCAGCGCATCCGTGACGATATCAGAGGTAGTCGCCAAGTCCTCACCGGATGCAGCAGCAAGGTTCATGATACCTTCGATGCCATCCAGCATATCCCCGGTCTTCCAGCCGGCCATCGCCATATATTCCATAGCGGAGGCGGCTTCGGAGGCAGAGAACTTGGTCTTGGCACCCATCTCGCGGGCTTTGGCACGGAGCTGGTCAAAGTCATCCCCTGTTGCACCGGAAATAGCAGAGACCTTGCTCATTTCCTGGTCGAAGTCTGCTGCGGTCTTTACCGCCGCTGTGCCTAAGCCAGTAACTGCCGCCGTAACCGGCAGGAACTTCTTACCCACACTTTCGACCTGAGAGCCAACCGTCTGGAGCTTTTCTCCCACCGCATCGATCTTGGCAAGGGTCACATTGGTGACCGCCGCCTGTTCCTGCAGGGATTTAAGGTTCTGCTCCGTCTCCACGATCTCACGCTGGAGCGCATCGTATTGCTCCTGCGTGATCTTACCGTCCGCAAGCTGCTGGTTGGCCTGCTCTGCCGCCGTCTTTAAGGTGGTGAGCTTCTCCTTGGTGGCTTCGATGGCATCCTTCAGCATTCTCTGCTTTTGGGTGACCGTCTCGGTATTGGAGGGGTCCAGTTTCAGGAGCTTGTTGACATCCTTCAACTCAGACTGCGTTGTTTTGATGGTTTTGTTGACGCTTTCCAGTGCCTTGGATAATTTTGTAGTGTCGCCGCCGATCTCAACGGTAATGCCTGCGATTCTGGATGCCATGCGGATAACCACCTCCTCCGGGGCATAAGTAAAGACCCATCCGCACAAGGCGAATAGGCCGAAAGAAATATGATACTCGTAGGAAAGTAACTCGTGAGTTACTTCTTATGTGGGCTTAAAAATTTACAATTCTATCGTTGATATGAGCCGGAAAAAGAGCTATACTTAAATTGAGAAATTGTACTCAAAGGAGGTACGCCCTATGAGTGAACATCAAATTGACATTGCGGATATGCAGTGCTGGGTTTTCCGTATGGCTCAAGCCAAGTGGAAAAAGTCTCCCGAAGCCTGCACGAAGATATTTCAGGATAATGATGTGTTTGGATTTATTGCCAGATGCTATGATTTTCTCCATTTGAGCAGCTATGAGTGCGCCTTGGACGATGTCGAGGAAATGCTTAAGAATCGAGGTGTTTCCGTATGCTGACATTAACAAATGGAATGCTCCTCTATCACGGTAGTTTCACACAGGTGTCCGAAATCGATCTTAACAAATGCAAGCAAGGAAAAGATTTCGGACGCGGTTTCTACGTCACAAGCTCCTACAAGCAGGCTCAAGGTTTTGTTCCGCTGTCTGTGAACAAACAAGTCAACGAGGAAAGATTGCCTACTGGCACAACGATTGGTTACATTTCTGTTTTCAAACTTCATATGAATCCTGACATTGCTATTCACTTATTCAACGCTGCGGATAGGAATTGGCTGCATTTTGTGGCTTCAAACCGTAGAAGAACATTGTTCCCGGATGTCCGGGAACGGTATGCCAAGTTTGATATCATCGGTGGGAAAATAGCCGATGATCAAACTGCTCGTACCTTGCAGCTTTACACCACGCGCGCTTATGGCGAGCCAGGCTCCGAAGACGCCGATAGCTTTGCTATCAAAGCACTACTGCCGAATCGTCTGGAAGACCAGTTCTGTTTCTGCAACGAAAAGGCAATCCAATCCCTCGAATTTGTAAGGAGTGATCTCTATGACTTCAAGCACCTATAATATCAGCGATGAACAGCGCGAAACCTGTGCTGTAAACGTCATGCGAGCAATGCTCGAAGATTACTGCACCGAAACAGGTGTTCCCTTCAATCAGGCTTTCTTTGAGTTTTCGAGCTCTCCTGCTTATAAGGAACTGTTCGATTACTCCACTGGTCTTTGGATGGAGGGCCCGGATTATCTCCGCAATGTCTTTGAAGATACTCGCAAGCCCACCGATTCTGCTTCTGCATAGGAGTTCCGCATGACCGAAAGAGAAATTGACATAGCAGATATGCAATGCTGGGTTTTTCGCATAGCACAGACCAGATGGCATATTTCACCTATCGAATGTGCTGAACTATTCAAAAAGTACGATATACTCGGATATATTTCCGAATGTTACGACTTGCTCTGTACATACAGCTATTATCATGTTGTTGATGACGCTGAATTAATTTTGGCCAGCCACAATGTCTTTATAAACGATATCAATTCTCTAAAACAAACTGCGTCTCCCTTTATTTCCGAAGAAGAATTGTTTCGACGTCTCGGTATCACTGAAGATGACCTTGTTGGTTTTGATGATGTTGAAATCGAATAGGACTGTCTATCACAGTATTTTCCCGCCCAGCATTCGCTGGACGGGATTTTTCTTTATCCCCACAAACTCTTGTGCTTATTTTGCAATCAATATAAGCACGAAAGTTTAGTTAGAAACGGTCAAAGTCAGCCTGCGATGCCAACTCCTGATACGGATACTCATCGTTCTGCCGCTCTGTGAACATATCATTAACCAACCCGATGGTCAGCAAGTCTAGGTCGGCTATGCTGATACCGAGCTGCACACAGCGCAGCATGAAGAGCGGGGTGGTCATTACCCGCTCACTTTTGCGAGGTTTTTTCTTGCCTCTACCTCCGTCTGTACGTTCAACCCCCACAGTTCGATCAACTGGGGCAGAATCTGGTAGATGGAGAAGGTGTTGAAGTTCTCCAGCCACTCATCCGGGTTGTCCGGCACCTGATCCGGATGGGCGTGCTTCGCCATAATGAATGCAATGTTCTCGAACATCTCCAGGCTGAACAAGTCAAGACTGGAACTCTCCTCGTTGCCGTCATCCACGCTTTTTTCAAGGGATCTCAGATCCTTGTAGATATCCCGACCGAACTTAATGCGGTACAGACGAGGAACGGCTGCACTGGCTCGGAACTCCACCATCTGACCATCGATCTCGATTTTCTTTGTGACTGCCATAGTCTTTATCCTCCATTTCATGTAGAAAGGACAGAGCCTCCGCACTGCCCTCGGTTCGTGTACTTGCTTACTCTGCCGGGTCGATGCTGACCAGTGCATTGCCGCCGCTGACGGTGGGCAGCTTGCCATCCCATTTCTGGATCTTCTGGTACTCGATCAAGGTATCAGACAGGCTCTCTGCAATCTTGCGATTCGCTTCGGCCTGAGCATCTGCGGCAATGGAAGTCTTCTGTGCCTCCGCTTCTGCCTTGGTGATTGCCACCTGCTTATCTGCTTCTGCCTTGGCAATGGCGGCCTCGTTCTCGATCTTCTGCTTGTCAGCGTTCTGCTGGGCGATGGACTTCTGCTGGATGGCCGTATTATAGGCTTCCTCAAAATCCATATCGTTGATGACCACCTTATTGATGAACACCGCATCCTCGCCGTACTTCTGGTTCAGGGATTCCGCCAGCTTCTGCTGGGCCAGAGGCTCAATCTTGATGCGGTTGGTCACTTCATTGGGGCCAAGCTCTGCCATCGCGGACTTGATGGCAGATGCCACCAGCTCGTCACCGACCAGATTCTTGGTGTCAGACACATTCGCGTACAGCCATGCGCTCTTTTCGGGAAGCACCTGATAGGTCACAATGACATCCGCAGCGTAAACCGGAGTCTTGTCGGAGGCTTCACCCCAGATCTGCGCCTCGATATGCTTGTCTTGCTGCTTATTATTTACGGTGTGGATGCTCTGGACGAACGGAACGGTGAAGTTCAGCTTACCGCTTTGGATGGTCGTTTCCTGAATCTGACCGAAGCTGGTCTTCACGCCGGTGTATCCGGTCGGTACGATGGTCACAGCCCTGCACAGCAGGAAAGCCACAAAGATGACAGTAAACAGGGAAAATACACGATGCTTTTTCATATTAGAAATCTCCTTACACAATAATGTAGTGGCAGAGCCGAAGCCCTGCCTCGTTTTCATCAGCCCTGAGGATCAGTCTCCTCAGTCCCCATACTGGATGCCTCAGACTGCGGCTCGTAGACCTTTTCGTACCACTTGTTGTAGACATCATCGCTGGTATTAGTGCCGGTCTTGGCCTTGACATAGCCATTTGCCAGCGGAGTTGCCTGCAGGGTCAGCTTATCGGTCTTGACCTCCTTGCTGTCCTCGTTGGTGTCGCCCTCCACTGCCGGACGGGATGCGACACAGTTGTACATGACATGACGGATATGCCGCTGGTCGCCATCAAACTCAAACAGGAATGCGAAGTGCTCCAGCTCGGCATTGGCGTTTTCCGCCAGAACGCCGTTGCCGTCCAGTTCCTCGTGCATAATGTCCGTGAGGAAGGACTCCGGGATCAGGGCGATTTCCAGATCACCCTCATAGCCGGAGTTGTTATTCACGACATAGTAGGCGATGTTGTCCGCATAGAACGGTTCGATCTCACCATTGGCATCCAGGGACAGACTGACTGCACCGGGAATGCGTACCGGGGTATCGTAGGTAACGCCGCCGTCCTCGTCAAAGGTTGCCTTGGCGTAATGGCAGTTTTTCAGGCCATACTTGACCTTGTTGCTTTTCTTGCCCATTGCTTTCTCCTCTCGTGAAAAAAGCCCTGCGGCTGACTTAGACAGTCAGCTCATACAGGACTTCATACATCTTCTCCGTCTCGATCCAAACCTCACTCTTTTCATAAAAGAGTTCATGTTCGGTCAGGACTTCTTCGATTGCTGCCTCCGTATCCGGATCTTTGTAATCGGTGTACACCTCGATAGCCAGCCGATTGAAATGGTGGTACACGAGGTTGTCTGCGCCGAAGTTCTTCGCTCTCGGGTACAGGAAACAGATGAACGGTGGATCGGGACTCTCCCCTTCTGCGAAATGGTCATACGCATAGGGCAGCCCCATTTCTTCCACCATTGCCTTGACTTCTGCGTGGGTCATGGTGCCTCCTACTTCAGTGCTTTCTCGATGAGGCTTTGGAGCAGCTCGACACCCTCCTGCTCGGCAGGAGCAATGTGCGGTCTTGCCGCCACACGCCCACCGCCGCGCTTGGCGTGCCCATTTTCCAAAAGGTGCGCCAATTGGTATCGGTCCTTGGAATGGACGACCATCTGGAGGCTCTGGCTGGATTCTTCCTGTTTTGTTGCCACCCAACTGGATTTATACCGCCCTGTCCGAGACGGTGCGCCTGTCTCGATTTGTTCCTTGACCGTCTTGGCCGACTTTCGAACAGCCCGTTTGACCTCGAAGGATGCCAGCTTTGCATATTCCTGCAAGCCTTCATTGATGGCTTCTGCCATCCCGTCAATGCTCACGGTCTTGCTCATTTCTGCCTCCGTTCCAGCCTGCAATGCAGCTTTGTGGTTTTCTTGTTGTAGTTCATGGGGTCAACTGACGTTATGTCATAAAGCTCACCACGAAACAGTACCCGGAACCCGGTGGAGGTCAATTTATTGACCTCACTGCACCATCGCACCGTGAACACCACGCTTTTCTGCTCGGCTGTGACTTCACCTTCATCCTCCTGCGCCTCATAGGTCGAAGCGTAGGCGAAGCAGGTGTAATAATCCACCCATGCGTTCCGATGATTTCCGACCTTATCGGTCATGTGCTTACTTTGCTGGATTGTGATCCTCTCGTTCAGCTTATCGATCATCAGAACACCCCCTCCCTCACAGCGAACAGAATGGAACGAAGCGTCAGCATCAACTGCTTATGGTCCGCTTCGTCCCGGTGCTCGTACAAATAGCCCAGTGCATACAGAATTGCCACACGGCAAGTGCTGCGGAGGGCTTCCAGCTCCCTCGTCGGTGTGACCCCGTTCTCGGCATCCCGGTCAGCGGCATTGACTGCCTCCCACTGGTCATCTGAAAGCCGGCCCACATCCTTGCACATCTGCTCGGCCGAGGAAAGCAGGATACCGATCAGGGCATCTTCATCCCCGCTGTCCACGCGCAGATAGGTCTTCGCTTCAAAAAGCGGGATCAGTGCCATGATCGGTCATCCCCCTCTCTTATCAGCCGCCGGCAGCCATCTGGAGGAGCTGCACGGACTCGGGCAGGATCAGCTTGCCATCGACACGCTGAGTGGTCAGGAAGCCGACCTGATCCGTGCGGGCATACAGCTCGTTCAGGCGACGGAAAGTGCGGTTCTGGCGGTCAGCCACCCAGTAGTAGCTGTAGTCACCAAAGGCCATGACCTTGTTGCCGCCCTTGATCTCCGGCATGAAGGCGGAGGTCTTCAGAGGACGGTTCAGCAGAGTATCGGGCTTGCCGATCTCCAGACCCGGCTTCCAGATATAGTTGCCGTTGTTGTCCTTGATGGTCATCAGCTGCAGCACCAGTGCCTCGTTGCAGAGGAACTGCGCCTTCTTGCGATAAGGAGCCTTCAGCGCATAGTACAGCTTGAAGATCTCATCAAAGGTGACAGCATCCTGCTTGGCAGCCTTGACACCGACCTTTGCGCCGCCGGTCTCAGCCAGCAGACCCAGAGGCTTACCAACACCGTCACCGGTGATGAAGGCGCGCTCCTCCGCATTGCCCATACGCACACCGAAACGGCGGGCAATATAGGTGGCGAGGTCAAAGGCGGAGTCGTTCAGCAGCTCGTTGGAGATCTTGATCATGGTACCCAGCTTGTAAGCGGACAGCATGGTCTGACCGAAGGTCGCATCGCTTTCGGGGATCTCCTCGCCCTCATCGATCCAGCTTGCCTCGCCGGTATCCTCTGCAATGGGAATCTTGCGGGTGCCGGAGCTGGTACGGATGACAGTCGCCATGCCACGGAAGATGTTGTTCTCCTCCAGTGCCTCCACCAGCTTCTTTTCGAACTCATCGGGAACGGTAAAGCCGCCCTCGGTATCCTCGCCCACAGACAGAGCGTTGCGGACCTCGCCGTAGTGACCACGGTTGCGGATCATGTTCCAGAAGTTCTCGGCGTACTCGGCAGTGGCAGTCGGCTTTACATCCTTCTTTGCACCGTTCTTAGGATCGGCATGGACGGGGTTGGAAGTGGGCGCAGACAGCTGTGCCTCGATCTGTGCCTGCTGTTCCAGCCGCTCGATCTCAGTACCCAGGTCCTTGACCTCCTGTGCCATCTTGTTGTACTGCTCCACAGCCTCGGCCTTGACCAGACCGTTATCGCCGCGGTTCTTTTCCAGGAAATCCTTGGTCTGCTCCCAGAGGGTATTGCGCTTGGTGCGCAGTTCCAGAATCTTACTCATAGTGTTGTACCTCCATGAATTTCGTGTTTTCGGCATGAAAAAAGCCGGGGCGCATCATTTCATGCACTCCAGCTGTTTCATCAGGACGTTATAGGAGTAATCCCCTTCCTCCGTCTTTCCGTCCATGTCAAGGACAGGACCGGCTTCCGCAGGGAGATCACTGGGCGGCTCCGTTTGAGCCGCAGGGGTATCAGGCTTGACTCCCAGACGATTCAGGACGATTAGATCCATCTGACGGCTGGAGAAAAGGTGCCCTGCCGTATCCTGTTGGAACGGCTTCTTTTCTTCGCCCTCGCCCGGTTCTTCATCGGGAGTCTTCTCCGGCTTATCGGGGTTCACCGGGTCACTGTCAGGTTCATCCTCTTTCTTTGAGAAAAGGATTTCATCCGCAAAGCCCAATTCCACGGCTTTCTTCGCATTCATCCACGTTTCGTTGGACATGAGGTTTGCGATTCGGGCATGGGACAGGCCACTCTTGGATGCGTAGGCGTTGATGATGCTCTCCTTGACCTCGTTCAACACCTCGATAGCTTTCTCCATATCCTTGGTGTTCCCCATCGCAACGGTACTGGGGTCATGGATCATCAGCATAGCAACCGGGCTCATCTGGACGGTATCTCCGGCCATGGCAACAACGGACGCCGCAGATGCAGCAATCGCATCGATCTTGACCGTGATGCTGCCCTTGTAGTCCTTGAGCATGGTATAGATCTCGGCAGCAGCAAACACATTGCCGCCCGGGCTGTTGATCCAGACGGTCACATCACCCTCACCGGCATTCAGCTCATCCCGGAACATCTGCGGTGTAATTTCATCACCCCAGAAAGATTCCTCGTCGATGGGGCCTTCCAGCCGAAGGGTTCTGGTCTCGTCACTGTCCTTGATCCAGTTCCAGAACTTTTTCATATTGCTCTCCTTTCTTTCTGTCGTTTTGGCGTACTCTCACTCTGCCGGTTTTCGCTGTCAGGGGTTTCTTCCTCCGGCTGTGTCTGCTGAGGCTGATTCTGCTGGGCCGCGGCAGCCTTGTTCTGCTGCGCCAGTCCAGCATTCTTCAGCTTCACATAGCCACCGTTGAGGTAGTAGTCATCACCGCCCTGGTCAGCCGGGATCAGATCCATGTTTTCCAGACGATGGATATCGTTGGGAGACAGAAAACCATTGCTGATGCCGGTGGCATAGCCGTTCATCCGGCTCTGGTAGTCGCCGCGCAGCAGACCGTCCACATTGAACTTCGGAAAGTAGGTATCCTGCTCTTCCTCCAGCAGCAGATCCTTGATGATGCCCTGCTCAATGCGGACAAGCCACGGAGTCAGGGAATGCATCACGAAGTTCAGCGACTGGTATTCGATGTTGGAGAAGGTCGCATGGGACAGATCCGCTACCAGATGCGGAGGCACACGGAAAATGCGACATATCTCCGTGACGGAGAACTGCTTGGATTCAAGGAACTGACTGTCTTCCGGCGGCAGCGATACAGGCTTGTAGGTCATGCCTTCTTCGAGAACCGCCACACGATGGGCGTTGGCTGCGCCACCGTATGCCGCTTCCCAGTTATCCCGGACTCGGTTCGGGTCTTTCATGACGCCGGGATGTTCCAGCACACCGCTGGGCTGAGCGCCGTTCTTGAAGAACGCCGAGCCGTACTTATCCACCGCAATGGAGGTGCCAAGGCTGTTTTTCATCATGGCAATCGGTGAGAAACCGATCAGGCCATTGAAGCCCAACCCCGGCACATGGAATATCTCATCCCGGCGAAAGTAGATATCCTTGTTCTGCTCTCCCGGAACTTCATCCGTATAGGCGTGGTAGATGTAGTACAGTTCTCCGCTTTCATCGCGATCCACTTCGACGTTTTCCGGCAGCAGCGGATACAGACCCAGTACCGTGTTCTTTCCATCCCGGACGATCTGTGCGTAGGCATTGCCCCAGAGGAGCAGATGGGTCATCAGGGTCTCCCAGAAGACGAAAGCCGTCATCTCCGGGTTCGGCTGCCGATACAGGATTTTGTACAGCGGATGATCCCGTGCCTTTTCCTTGTTGCCGTTGTCATCCGTCACCCGATACAGATGCAGCGGCAGGGCCGCAATGGACTCTGCCAGCAGTCGAACACAGGCATACACGGTCGGGATCTGCATGGCGGCTTTTTCGTCCACCTGCTCTCCTGCATTGGAACGACCAAACACAAAGGTCTGCCCGGAATCGCGGACATTGTCCGTGACCTCTGGCAGACCTTGTTTGGGTGGTGATTCTGTTTTGGGGGAGTCCCTTGGGTTTTCAAAACCTAGCCATTCCCAGAATGTCATTTTTCAGCAAATCCTTTCATTTTTTCTTTCCTTGTGTTCCAACAAGTGGTATAATATAGTCTATACTGTTGCTTACGGAGGTTTTTCCATGCTGACGATAAATCAGTTGATGCGATATCTGCGTTCCAAACATCATATTACTGTCAAAAGCAATCAGTCCCAGTCATTGCGCAACATGGGCTACTATCATGGTTTTAAGGGCTATCGGTTTATCCGAACCCCGAACCAAAGGATTGCTTTTTCTTCGTTTGATGAAGTCTCTGCTTTAAACAATTTCGATATGAAATTGAAAGCGTTGTTTTACCCTAAGGTCATGTTTATCGAAACTGCATTAAAGAGCTATGTGATTGAAGCCACACTTAAGGATTCTCATTCTGAGAACATCGACACAATCTTCGGTAAATCAATCACAAACTACCGTTCCTTCACTCCAGGTAGCAGAAACTATCATCAGGAATACGCAAAACGCATGTCGCTTCGTAGCAAAATCAATAGTGCTTTGCTTCGTGATTATGGAAACAAAAAGCAAACCGTCAATCATTTTTTTGACACCGACCGGTCCATACCTATTTGGGCGGCTTTTGAATCCCTGGCACTAGGTGAATTCGGAACTTTCTTTGCGTGTGCAAACGCGAATGTCAAAAAGAGTACTTCTGCAATACTTCACCTGCCCAGTCAACTTGACGCTGATGGAAGAATTACAGAGTTCATTATTTATTCAATCAAAGACCTCCGTAATGCTGTTGCTCACAACAACACTATTTTCGACACGCGGTTCCAAACTGGTGAGATCAATCAGCGTCTTGTTGCACTTTTAGAAACCGAAATAGGCATTTCAAATCTGGATTTCAAATATATTTATTCATACGTCATACTCCTAACCTACGTTCTCAGAAAAATGGGTGAAACCAAAACATCCTGCAAGCAATTTTTGAATGCGTATATTGCCTTGACCGATGAATTGCGCACACAACTCCCGGCAAATGTCTGCAATCAAATTCTAGGCACTCAGCAACGTCCACATCTGCGCCAGCTGCAAAATTTCATTTCCAATTCGTAAGATTCTCTTGCATAATTTCTTTTCTTGTGGTATAGTATAGCTATGAATTGCGGTGGTCGTCTTCGGACAACACCTTGAAAGAGCCTGATGCGTCGGGCTCTTTTTCTTTTTGTCTTTTATTCTTTCTCCAGCTCCGGCAGACCGGCCAGACTGGTACCGAGGGAGGCCACGCCCGCCACGATCGCTGCGCTGCCTACCGCCATCCAGTCCACCGTACCGCTGGGCATCTGGGTCACGACCAGAGCTGCACCGGTCTGGAACATGGTCTTTGCGGCGCGGATACTTGCTGCGCGCCACCAGTCTGCACTCATCAGATACTTCATATTCTTATCCTCCATGATTTTGTATATCAAAAAACGATCATGTCACGTTCATCGTAGATGCTGCCCTGCTGCTGTCCTTCATTTCGGATGCAGCGGTCCAGTGCCATGATCGCAGCGACGATACCGTCGATTTTCTCCGGCGACTTTACCTTGGTAGGCTTAATATTGCCGGCCGGATCAGTGTCCACGACCACATTGCCGGCCATCCATGCCATGATGGGGTTGCCGCCGTGAACGATACGTCCTTCCATCAGGAGCTTATAGAACTCCTTGGTGGGCGGGCTCATATCCTTAAACCCTTGTCCGAAAGGCACGACCGTGAATCCCATCCCCTCTAAGTTCTGGGTCATCTGCACCGCTCCCCATCGGTCAAAGGCGATTTCCAAAATATGATAAGTCTTGCCCAGTTCTTCGATGACTTTTTCGATGAACCCGTAATGGATGACATTGCCCTCGGTCGCCATCAGGTAGCCCTGCTGGAACCAAATGTCATAGGGCACAGATGCCCTGCGCACACGCTGGGGAATCGTATCCTCCGGAATCCAGAAGAACGGCAGCATGATGTACTTTTCCTCCGGGGTTCTGGGCGGGAACATCAGCACAAAAGCCGTGATGTCACCGGTGCTGGACAAGTCCAGTCCACCGTAACAGTCACGGCCTTTGAGGGCTTCCATATCGATTGGCTGGTTGCCGAGGTCATAGATGTGTTCCGGGATAAATCGGGTCAGAGAGGACACCCACATATTCAGACGGAGCTGCTTGAATACATTCTCCTCTGCTGGGTTGTCCAGTGCCTCTTGGTAAGCATCCCGGACGCGCTGGATCTGGATGGTCTGTCCCAGTGAGGGGTTGGCCTTATACCAGTTGACTTCATCGTGCCAGTCATCCTCATCGGTCAGACCATAGACCACCGGGTAAAAGGTGTGGTCAATTTTCCGACCGTTCAGCAGGTCAAGGGCTTTCATGTGCAGCTCATAGCAGATACTCTCCTTGTCCGTGCCGGCCGTGGTAATCAGGAAGAACAGCGGCTGTTCACGGGCGTCACCGGAACCTTTGGTCAGGACATCGTAGAGCTTGCGGTTGGGCTGGGCATGGACCTCATCCAGCACCAGACCGGACACATTCAAGCCGTGCTTCGTGCCGACTTCCGCTGACAACACCTGATAGAACCCGGCGTTGCTGTAATTCACAATGCGTTTGGTTGCCGCCATAATCTTGCAGCGTTTCATGAGTGCCGGCGTCATCTGCACCATCTGGTTGGCAACGTCAAAGACGATGGATGCCTGCTGCCGGTCGGCGGCAGCGCCATAGACTTCTGCGGAGGGCTCGTTATCGGCAAACAGCAGATACAATGCCACCGCAGCGGCCAGCTCCGACTTGCCGTTCTTCTTTCCGATTTCGACATAAGCTGTGCGGAACTGTCTGTTTCCGCGCTCATCCACAATACCGAAAACATCCCGGATGATCTGCTCCTGCCAAGGGAGCAGCCAGAACCGCTTGCCCGCCCACTTGCCTTTGGTGTGTCGGAGGTTTTCGATAAAGCGCACGGCGCGGTCGGCCTTGGCTTTATCGTAGTGACAGGTCGGCAGCATGAAGCGGCTGGGCTTGTAGTCTTTGAGTTTTGGGTAGTTCTTCGGTCTGCTCTCCATCATCCGCCACCTCCCAGCAGGTTTTCCATCTCATCAGCAGCATCCGCAGGGCTGCAATCCGAGGCAATGATCCGGCTTCGGGAGGATGGGGTCAGACCGAACTGCTCGGCAAAGCGGTTCATGATTTTCAGATAGGTCTGTGCAATGGAGACCTGCGGCACCTGCTGCCAATAGCCGGAGGGCGTTTTGACGATGGTGCCGTGCTGGGTGATGAATTCTTCTGCTTCTTTCCATCGTGCGTATGCCTGACAATAGCCGGCGAAGGCAGCCATGTCCACTTCGGTCAGGATGCCGATGGCTTCCATCTGCTTGGCAAGACGCCGCCATTCTTTTTTTGCTTCCGGCTCCAGCCATTTCGGACACGCCGGTGCTTTCTTTGTGGGCTTCGGTTCGCTGGTATTCAGCGGATGCTTGCCCGGATTGCCTTCCAGTTCCTTCATGGCGGTCGGCTTCGGTTTTCTGCCTCTGGTAGCCATTGGCTATCCCTCCCTTCTGTAAAAATGGGCAAAAGAAAAAGGACCTCCGAAGAAGTCCTTTGTATATCAAACACGGCGGATACGAGACACAGCCCCCTGCGGGGCGTGTGTCCTTTATTGGTTATGCGTTGGGGTTGGCTTCTTTCCAAGCCTCGTACTCATCGACCAGCTCTGCCTCCTCGATGACCTGCCAGACCGCGCAGAATCGGATGCGCTGGCGTTCTATGTCCTCGGCCGTCCAGCTCTCCGGCTTGTGGCTCATGTCGTGGTAGGCATCCATCTCGGCTCTCGTCCGCTGGAAAAGGATGTCCTTGAGCTGCAGGGTTTCGGCGTTGTTCCGCAGGGTGTACCGCTTGTCCTCGGCTGCCCGGCAAAGTTTGCCAAGGTCATCGCAGTTGATGCTCATGTCCTGCTTGAACATGAGCTCAATGCCGGTCAGCTCTCGCTCGGTGGCAGCCGCCTGAATGCTGGCAAGGTAGGTTTTGGCTTTCTTCATCATGGTCTGTATCCTCCGTATGCTTTGTTTTCCGTGGGGCTTCTCCCCTTCGGTGTGACTGTATATTACCGTCACTGGGGAAGTATATCAAGCGGCTATGATACACGATCATTCGCCCACAGTCTTGTCGGATATGTGTATATCCTGCGCACGGAAGATCTGCCGCAACGAGCAAAAGCCCCCCGCAGGGAGCCCCCGCCCATATCTCAGTGTGCGTTCCGGATGCACCATTCGATGGCGTGTCCGGCATCCGAGAAGACCTCATCCGAAATCTTCAGCAGTTCCAGTCGGCACTCGATCGATGAAAGCCCTTCCTTGGGGTCCTCAGCGAATCCGTAAACCGCAGCCTCCACGCCGCCCTTCCAGTTCGTTTTGGCAACCAGAACCCGGTCGCCAAACTGCAGGATGCTGTCGTTGCAGGGACTGAGCAGGTCGTAGTAGCTCTCGATGCTGATGCTGTGTTCCGGGAAGTTGTTCAGATGCTTCTTCATGGTGAAATCCTCCGTGTTTTTTCATTCCGTAGGGTCTTCCCCTTTCGGTATGCACATATTACCGTCATGTGGGGAGGATAGCAAGCGGCTATGCTGCACGATCATCCGCCCGGAATACCGGGCAGAATGTACATCACTCTCCGTCCTCGGCATCCTGTTCAATGAATTCCCGGATTACTTCATAAAAGAGCTGGGGGTCGTATTCCAGCGGCTCACGACCTTGGGAAAAATCAATTTCAATCTGGTCCTTGACCATCTCCTTGGCAGCTTCCAGCGTGAAGCCAGCCTTATCCTCGTCATTCATATTGTTGTAGATGTCCACGATAAGGTCCATGACTCTTTCGTCGTTCATACTCATTCCTCCGTTGCCCCACCACCTCGCCACACAGCCCCTGTGTGGGGCTTGTGCGGTTTGGTTGGGGGAGTTTGTTGGCTTGCATCTGCGCCCCCTTTGTGGGGGCTGTGTCGGGCTTACTTCTCCGCCTTGCCCAGAAGGTAGGCTTCCTCCATGGCTTTCTGGATGCCCCAGACGGGAACCTCGATGAAATCCTCACTGTCGCAGCCGTGCGCTTCAAGGTCGCCTCGGTTTTCCACCTCCACCATCAGGCGCTTTGCGATGTCCAGCAGGGCTTTCTGCTGCTTCCTGGTCAGGGTCTGCTTTTTCATGTCTATGTACCTCGCTTTCGTTTTTGTGACTGTATATTACCGTCACGTCCCGCAGATAGCAAGGCCGCAGATTACACGATCATTCACGCCAGGATCGGTGTATATTTGAGAGCCCTAGCACAGGAAAAGGGGCCGCCCTTTCAGGCAAGCCCCCCCGCAGTTTTCTGCTCAGTAGTCTTCTTCCTCATCGTAGTCGTCTTCGCAGTCGTCGTAGTCCTCTTCCTCATCGTAGTCGTCTTCGCAGTCGTCGTAGTCCTCTTCCTCATCGCAGCTGTCGTCCCAGTCTTCCGCCATATCGCGGTAATCCCACATATCCTTGGTGGGCTGGCTGCGAAGGTCGGGGTTCTGCTTGATGTAGTCGGCAACCGCACCCTCAAGGGTATCCAGAACCTTTTCGTAGGCATCCTCGCTGAAGATCTCCCAAAGGGCTACGGTCAGGCTGCTGATTTCTGCGTTGCCCTTGGCGATCAGGAACCGGGCCGCGGGGTTGCAGGTTTCTTTGCCGTAGCCCTGGTTGACCATATCGCCGTCGTTGAAGAATCGGTACCCGATCCGTGCGGTGGCTCTGACCAGTTCTCCGGCGAGGCTATCCGCCTTGCCGCTCGTGGGAACCAGTTCCTCGAAAAGCTTATTGATGCGGTTTTCATTCTTCGTCATTTTTGTATCCTCCAGCGTGTTTTTTGTGTTTTCCGTGGGTTTTTCCCTTTCGGTATGCACATATTACCGTCACTTTCGCACACTATCAAGCGGCTATGATACACGATCATTCGCCCCTAGATTTGTGTACATTCAGGCGGTATGACATTGGACGGACACGAGCAAAAGGCCGGTTTCCCAGCCCCTTGCCCCTATCCGTCCGGTTTACTTGCGGATTTCGAGGTAGCTTGTATTGCCCCAGCAATCGGTGGTCTTGAACCGCACCTTCTGTTCGGTTTCCCGGTCGAGGGCAACCTTCTTCAGAAGTTTCATCTTCTGGATGCGCCGCAGAAGGTCTGCTGCGTTCTCGGCATCTTCGATGGCATCCTGGATCTCGACCACCGAGCAGTCGGTGCCGTACCAAAGATTGCTGAGTGCCTCCGGAATGCCGTTGGCAGTGAAAAGTCGGATGTTCGTGTAGGTCATGGTGTTTATCTCCCTTCGTTTTTGTGATTGTATATTACCGTCACTCAAGGGTGATAGCAAGCGGCTAATGTACACGATCATCTAGCCCAGCACTCCGGAAAATGTGTCACTTTGCGCCGTCGTGGTATTCCTCGATATACTGCCTTCCGTCCGGTTCGGTGACCACCGCAGGGTAGCGCACACGGCTGCCGTGCCGGGTCAGGAGCTCGGCGGCAAGGTCTGCAAGTTCTCCGAGGATCTCCATGTTCCATTGGAGGTCGTCATCCTCCGCCATGACCTTGCAGAATTCATACGCAGCGTTGTAGATCTCATCGTTGCGGGCACTCTGGGCATCCGAAAGCTCCAGTTCCTCGTCCGTCTCCGGCGCCGTGGATTTCGGGCACTCTGCCCAGCGCCCTTCGTAGGTCTCGCCAGCCTCACAGCCGTCGGCGTCGTATTCGTTGACCCGAACCCACCGGTTCGACTGGAACACTCGCTCGGTGATGCCGTTCTTCCGGATGCTGAGCATCACCTTCTCCCCATTTTCATTGACACCCCACAGGGCATCCGGGTAATCCCCGAACTCCTGAATCATCTGACGGCGAGTGGCAAGGTCGCCAAAATTGGCGGCCAATACATTGAGCCGGATCGTGTCCAGCTTCTTGTCCAGTTCCATTTTCATGTTCGTTCTCCCCTTTCTCAAAATTCCAAGGTTTCCAGAACCTCGTCCGTGCCGGTCTCCCAGTCGTGGCGGGTCAGGCGGATGCGGCTGTACATCTCGGCGCTGTCCGGCTCATCGAAAAGCCGGAAGCATTCTCTGGCAACCCCCTCATCGGTGTACTGCTGGGTCTCGTCGGGCTGGCCGTCCAGCCGGGTGAAGGTGATCTCGTAGGTGTAGCGTTCCATGTTTTTTCCTTCCTTTCCGTTTCGGTATGTGCATATTACCGTCGTTTCGGCATAATAGCAAGGCCATAAAACGTCATATTATCGACGATCATCAGCCCATATCTTTGGTGGATCTATGTCGATAAATGGCCTTGATAAATATGGTATCGGCTTTCATTGTAATGTGCCGTTCTGCCGTAGTTTGCGTGGTTGCCGGCGTACCAGATGTCGGCAAGCTCGGTCATGGTCGTCGGCTTTCTCTTGTTCAGCTGGTCAAGGAATCGGGGGTCGACCACTCGGTAGTACTGTCCGGTTCTGCCTGCATCGATGCGAATCGCTCTGCCGATCTGTTCTTCGTGGGCGGCCATGATGTTGACCAGATTCCGCAGGGTCTTGGGGGTGTGGTTGCCCTTGCCGATGTGGATGTGAACGCCGCATCCCCGGCTGGGGCTGGACTTTGCGCCAGCCTTGCGGAGCAGTCGGATGATCGCCTGCAAGGTCTCGATATCCTCGTAGGTAAGGATGGGGGTCACCATCTCGCACTTTTCAGCTTCCGGTCCGTGGATGCTGATGTCTCGCTGGAATTTCCAAACCCTGCCCTGCTGGTCCTTGCAAGCCCAGCTCATGTACCCGTACTCGCCGGCTGCGTACCATGCGGTCGTCCCGAAGAACTCGGCAACCTTTCTGGCGGCTTTCTCGCGGGTGATGTTGTTCATCTCAACCTCGACCCCGATGGTCTGCATCTTCATGGCTTCGATCTGCTCTCTGGTCTTATCGTTCATGGTGTTTATCTCCTTTTGTCTTGTTCTGTTCCCCTTGCGGTATGTGCATATTACCGTCATGTGGGCAGGATATCAAGGCCATAAAGGGTCAAATAATCACCGATCATTCAGAGCAAAGATCGTGTACATTATGGTGAAAAACACACTTGATACTGTACATTTTCAGAGTTAATATCGGTACAATGGAAGAAGCTCTCGCTTATCCAGCGGCCCCCATAAGGGGTCAGGAGCTTACGCTCCCGCCTCCTGCGCCTGGGGTGCGCCGTCAGCCCCACAGTCGGGCTGTGTGGGGGCTTCCGCTGCCGCTTCGGCCGTTTCCTCGGCGGCAGAAACGCCGCCGTGTGTCGCCTGTTTTGCGACTTTCAGCGCATCTCGTTTTGCCTTTTCCTTGACCCGGAACTTTTCGGCATCTTCCTTGGTGCGGAATGCCGCATGACCGGTAAGGTTCTGCATCAGGAGCTTGCGGATGGTCTTGTGTTCATCCCCGTTCAGACCCAGTCGGATCAGCCAGATGCGAAGTGCGTACTTCTCATTGGCATCGTTGACGGTCTTTGCCTGAATCCGCTTTTGGGTAACTGCCATCCGGTTCATAGCGGAACAAAGTTCTGTGTATGCACTCACCTTCTCCTGCGTCAGCGGACCGGCAAAGGTCAGGCTGATTTTTTCTGCCGTGATAGAGATTCCAGTCATGCCGGTTGTGCCGGCACCCAGGCGGTACTCTTCCAGCTCATCCAGCATCTCCTCCACCGTGCGGGTAGATGCCTGTTCCACGGCATCCAGCAGGCTGTTCGATACCGAGAAGTTCGTGCCCATTGCTTTGTTCAACAAAGGACCGCGGCTGTACATCAGGTTCAGGAAGTTGCGGATGCTCTGGGCGGTATGCCCAGACATCGGAAGGCTGATGGTCAGCTCGTCCACATCCTGCAAGGTCGGCTGTTCGGTCGGAACAGGTGCCTCGTCCGCATCGGTGTCGTTCACGGTGTCCATCGACTCATCCACGTCCACCGGTTCCTGAGCTTCCGGGGATTCCTCGGCAGTTGCGCCCGGTTCCACGGTGGGCTGGGTATCTTCGGTGCCGTCCACAGTCTCATCTGACTCTTCACACTCCGATTCCGTGGCCTCCCCACAGGTGGCTTCCGTTTCCGGAGTCCCCGGGGTTTCCGCACCTTCCTCACGGATGATGCCCTCGTCCAGCAGCGTCCGGATGATCTCCGGCGCAGCGCTGTCTTCGATCACAAGCGTTCCCTCCTTTTCTACGGTGTAGCTGCCGACGATGTAAGCGCAGCGCGGCATGAAAGTGTACCGGGAATGAAGCCCGGTCAACTCCATCAGGCGGCTTACCAGAACCTTGCGGTCATCAATATTCAGTGCATACTTTTTCATGGCTTTGTGCCCCTTTCTTTGTTTTCGGTAGCACATATATTGCTCTGAATCGATGAAATAGCAAGGCCATTTCTCGACATTCTTCATATTCGACCTTTTACACGATCCGTGCAAAACACGACTGTGCAAGATCATCCGATATGTACGCCCACTGTATCACGGGGTCATTCTAACCTCGCAATACGGTGGGCCGTTTTATTGGTTTCAGCCGGCTCTTGCTTCCAGCGCAGCGATGCGACGCTCAAACTCTGCCGCCTGGTTTTCCAGTGCTTCGAGTCTCTCGGCATCCGTCTTGGGCTTTTCCTCGGTTTCTCCGTCAAGGATCAGGTAGCGTTCCATGACATATCCGGGAATGGTGTCGTAGGTTACAGTACACCAGCCGTCTCCCTGCCCGGTCACATCCAGCCGGGCACCGTTGGGAATCCACGCCAGACGGTCAGAGGTCTTGGACGGAGCCTGACGCAGACTCAATCGACCACCTGTGACAGTCGCCTTGTTTCTGATCTCCTGCATCTTGACTTCGCTCATCTCTGCTTCCTCCCGAATCATTCCATAGTCGATGCCCTTCAGCCGGCCGCCATATCTCCACTTGCCGAGCATTGCATCCCGGTGGATGCTGTTGCCGTTCACTGTAGTAGAGCAATGTGTGATCTCCAGCGGATGCACCTTGGTGACAACGCCCACATGGTAGTAGTCCAGCAAATCATCGCCGACCTTGTAACGGTCTGGCAGACTATAGCTGCTGTCTCCCGGCTTTCGGGCTTTATAGATAACTTCGCCAACAAACAAATCTGCGGCTTTGATTTCTCCAAAGTCCGCCATTTGTTTCCGGGCTGCATAGTTGCTGCCGTGGATGCCTGTCCAGCTCCCACCAGCCCTGCGGACTGCGCCGATGATAAGACCAATGCAGTCACAGGTACCATCCGTACCGCTGCCGCCGATGCGATAGTCCGGTTTCGTGGCACAGATGGTTTCGAGCTGCTCACGAAAAGCAGTCAGGGTGATGCTCACTCCGATTCACTCCCATTCTCAGGCGATCCGGCCACCCAGACGATGCCGGACAGTACAAAAAAGACACACGGCAGTGCGACACCATTGCCCCAGAGCTTATACTCTGCGGCATCCGAATACGGATCAGCCAGCCATTTCCGGATCTGCTTTTCCGTCTTCGGCTTCTTGGCCTGAGTCACAAGTCTGCGGTGCGTTTCAAACACATCCCGCCAGAAAGAGATTTCTTCTTCCGTGGGATTCTCAGTTTCGAGGTCACGGCACCACCAGTCCGGGAACCCCTGCAGCCGAGCGCACTCGGTCGGGGTCAGACGACGAACCGTATAGGACACTGGAACCGGCTGTGCGTCCGGGTTATCGATGACCAGCCGGTCATTGAAAGCGTCCTGCCCGTTGAAGCCGCTGGGATGTGCCCCGGTCGCCACCGTTCCCGACACGCCATCGTTCAGGTGCGGCACCGGTGCTATGGTGGCAGGGTCTTTAAAGTCCCGGGCCATAAGGGTGGGAGACACATTCTCCTCGATCCTCATGAAGGAGCCGGTGGTCATGGCGTAGACATCCTCCGGTGCGCAGACTGCGTGACGGTCAGTGGCATCCAGCGTAAAGCAGACATCTTCGTTGATGCCGTCGCCTTGCGGACCATTCTCGTCTTTGCGGCCGATCATGTTGCCCTGCAGCACGAAGGTCTGCATCTGGTCGCTTCGGGTCGCCATGAGCGCACCGGACTTTCCATGCAGGTCGATCAGCTCATTGCGCTGATTCACATGGAATGCCGTCACGTCATCCGGCTGCGCCACAAAGGTCTGCTGTTTCATTCCCGGCTGTGCAGACAGCGAACCCGCTGTTTCGCCCAGATCCCGGACTTCATCCCGCTGGTTCTGGGTAAAGGCTACTGCCGGTGCGCCGCCATGGGTGCAGGCCAGAGGCGGTGCCACCTGTTCGTCTACCGTGCAGTTCGACTTGCCTCCACCCTGATCCACGCAGACAACAGGTTCACAGATACACAGCCCGCCCTGATTGCAGGTCGGGTCACCGCCACTGCGATCCAGCGTCCGGGAAGTTTCCGCTTCATAGAATCCGCTGTGGGGGTTATCCGACATCATGGAATGGCTGGCTTTCGAGCAGACACCGTAGCACTTCGGGACGAATACAGTTTGGTCATTGTTGCAGCCGAGGGTGGCGGACTTATCCTCCTGCCAGATGGCGCCCTTGCCGCCTCCTTCACACCCAGAGCGAATCTTCAGCGTGACGGCCGGCAAGTTTTCCACCCCTTCCCTACTGTTTTCTACGCCATCCAGAACCAGCGGAACATTGCCTCCACCCGTACCGCATCTGCTGGTCAGCGTCTGTACCTTGCCATCCCTTGCGATCTTCACCCGGCTATCAGTCGGATGATTTTCCAGAGCGATGGCGGCAGGCACGACTCCGGCACGGAGGGTGGGAGAACGTTCTTCCTCATATCCGATGCTCCTCGCATTGGCGGAGTGTTCGGTACAAAAACCTGCGGATTCCAGAACGCAAGGCGGGTGATGTGCCTCTGCCTGGAGAGTGGAGGTCACCTCCTCGGTCACATCCATCCTCTCCCCGCCCTGGTCGTTCAGGCAGATTCTTCCGCAGCAGCCTGCCGTTCCAGTGCTGCCTTCAGCACCGGAGGCAGCTCTTTGCCACGCACGGAAGCTCTCCGCAGAATACCCAGACACGCCTTCGGACTCAAATAATATTTTGGGGGCACCGTGGTCTGCAAAATCTGCGACAAGGTAGATGCGTTTTCTCCTTTGGGGTACGCCCCACCATTGAGCGTCAAGAACTCGATACGCGACGCTCCATCCGTCTCCCAGATAGTAATCCGCATCGGGCCAGCCTTTTTTGTCAGGTGCAGGCACCTCGGCGGACGGTTCCTTAACACCGATGACGGCTTCGAGGACGGCTTTGAAGTCCTGTCCTTTGTTTGAGGAGAAGGCCCCCGGCACGTTCTCCCACACGATAAATCTTGGTTTTGCTCCATTGGTCTTACACCTCATTTCCTTCACGATGCGAATTGCTTCATAGAACAGGCTGGACCGTGAACCATCCAGACCGTCTCTTTTGCCGGCAATGGACATATCCTGACAAGGACTGCCAAAGGTGATGATGTCCACCGGCGGCAGGTCTGCGCCGTTGATGGCGGACACATCCCCGTAGTGCTTTACCTCCGGCAGACGCTTGGTCGTGACCCGGATGGCGAAGGGTTCCACTTCGCTGCTCCACAGCGGTGTGATACAACCTGTCAGTAAACCGCCCAAAGGAAAACCCCCGGAGCCATCAAAGAGGCTGCCGAGGGTCAGTTGGATATTCGATTCGGTGCTCATACAGCCTCCTCTCCGAGCATCTGCTCTTTTGCTTTCAGGTAGAAGTCCCTGGACACTTCAAATCCGTAGCTGTCACGTCCCAGTTCTCTGGCCGCGCGGAGCGTTGCCCCGCTGCCGGCGCAAGGGTCGATGACCACATCTCCGGGATCGGTAAAGATCTCGATCAGGCGTTTCAGCACGGACACCGGTTTCTGAGACGGATGAATCTTCGGATAGTCCTTGCCATCCCGTTTCCAGTCAAACCAATTGAAGATCATGTGGGACTTGCCGTCTTCACCGACGTTGTTGAACTTCGGGAGCTTGCCCCGGTAGAGGACCAGCGCATACTCCGTTGCACCCACGATCTTCATGTTGGCTTTCAAGACCTGCGGGCTGTAGTTCTTACAGAAGGTCAGCGGGATATAGTTTTTGAATCCGTACTTCTCAGCTTCCGTGATGACCTTGGGGATCTGCTGGAACGCACAGAACACGATCATGCACGGTGCGCCCTTTTTCCCTTTCATGGGTTCTTTCTTCAGCAGCCGGTTACAGAAATGGAAGTATTCTGCGATATTGAAAGTGAAGTCGGTGTTGAATGCCGCTTTCCGGGCCTTATCGCTCTCTCCGTTCCGGTTATCTCCGTCCACATACCAATCCGGGCGACTGGCGTAGAAGTCCGACCCGATGTTATACGGGATGTCGGCAATCACCAGCTGTGCCTTGGGGATGTTGTAGGACTTGAAGTTCTGGAAGTTGTCATGGAACAGGACACATCTGGGTTCAGTCATCTGCGTCCTCCTGTTCCGGCTGGAATGATGCCACCTCATCGAACTTCAGCTTTTGACCGCTACGGAGGACATACACATCCTCGTAGCGGTCTGCGCTGTGCTCGATATAGCGCTTGACGATGACATCCACGAATTTGGGGTCAAGCTCAATGCCCCGGCACACCCGGTCAGTCTCCTCACAGGCGATCAAAGTCGAGCCGCTGCCGAGGAAGGGGTCAAGGACGATGCCGTTGGTCATGGTGGAGTTGCGGATGGGATAGCTCATCAGGCCGATGGGCTTCATGGTCGGGTGATCCTTGTTGGCCTTGGGACGGTCGTACTCCCAGATGGTGGTCTGCTTACGGTCGGAGTACCACTGGTGCTTGCCCTTCAGTTTCCACCCATAGAGGCAGGGTTCATGCTGCCACTGATAGGGACTGCGACCCAGCACCAGAGCATTCTTTTTCCAGATACAGCACCCGGACAGATAGAATCCCGCATCCTTGAACGCCTTTCGGAAATTCAGACCTTCCGTATCGGCGTGGAAGATGTAGATGGAACCGTCATCCGCCAGATGACCGTGCATTTGCTTGAACGATGCCAGCAGGAACTCGTAGAATTCCGAGTCGCCCATGTTGTCGTTCATGATCTTACCGGCCGTTTCTTCCACATCTACATTGTACGGGGGATCGGAAAGCACAAGGTTGGCCTTCACGCCGTCCATCAGGGTATCGTAGCACTCCGCCTTCGTGGAATCACCGCACAGAACACGGTGCCGGCCCAGCATCCAAAGGTCACCTGCCTGCGAGAAGGTCGGCTGTTTCAGCTCAGATTCCACATCGAAGTCATCTTCCTTGATGTCCTTGTCGTGGACCTTGTTGAACAGCGTCTCGATCTCAGGCGGCTCAAAGCCCGTCTTGCCCAAGTCGAAGTTGGAGTTCTCGATATCTTTCAGCAGGTCAGCCAGCAGGGAATCATCCCATGCGCCGGTGATCTTGTTGAGCGCGATGTTCAGAGCTTTTTCTCGGGTCTTGTCGATGTCCACCACCGCACAAGGCACTTCAATATAGCCCAGTGCCATTGCAACGGTCAGGCGTTGATGGCCGCCGATGATCGTCATATCGGCATTGACCACCAGCGGATCGGCAAAACCGAACTCCTCAATGGAGTTTTTGATCTTCTCGTACTCCTTGTCCCCCGGCTTCAGCTTTTTCCGGGGATTGTATGCCGCCGGCTTGAGTACGGACACCGGCAGCATTTTCAGTTCAGCAGTTGCTTTCATGTAGTTCCTCCCAGTTTAGATTCACACACGCATGACCTCAGAGAACGGAACAAAAAAGGAGCCGAACTCAAAGCCCGACTCCAGTTCATCGCTGTCCCCGCCCATCTCCGACTGCGGTTTTTCCGTAATCGGATACCATTCCGGGGCTATCCCGTTCATGGAAGCAAGGACTCTGTCCTCTGCATGGTCAATCTCATGTACACAGATGCCTGCGGTGTTGCAGACTGCAAATACGCCGATCACTTTATTTTCCAATGCTGCTTTCTCCCTTCGCCCTGCCCTTATTGGCACAGGCTCGACTGCAATATTTTCTTGGAAGTCCGTACTGGTGGCGGTAGGAAAACTCTCTGCCGCACATCGGGCAGACCTTTGACCGCACGGTCTTCCAGTTCTGCGGTCTTGGGTGGGTGTTGTTCCACTTGGATCGGCATTCCGGGGAACAGAATTTTCTCGGTCGTCCCCGATGGTTCGGAACGATGGCAGCACCACACTGCGGACAGAAGGAAAATGCCATGTCCTTGATCATCTCGGCCGTGTAATCTTCCATCCATCCTCACCCCGTCCTCATTTTTCGCCGTTTCTATGTCGGTTCCAGTGGAAAATCTCAAAAAGCATACGAAAAGAAGCGAAGCGGCAGCCGGCCCTGCCCCGCCGGGTTAGTTTGTTTTTGCGGCGTCCGGCTGCTGCTGGCTTCTCCATGTCCCGGAACAAGCTAAAACGTGCGAAAAAGCCCATGTTGCAAGGGTTTTCACACGCTTTGGTTCATTTCGGGGGAAAACAAAAGGCACCGGAGCGTTCACCCCGATGCCCTCATCTTCACCTTGTTCATTTTGCGCCGTTAATTCCGGGACCCCCGGCCTATGAATTTTGCGTTTTTTTACACGAAAGGGGCCACCGGTCTTCTGTTGACTTCACCACAGAGAAGTGACCCCGGCCCCCGGTGGGGGTCAGTAGTGGTACACCGGGTGGATGTCTTTGGTCAAAGTCTTGCGGTCATGGCATTGCTTACACATCGGTTGCCAGTTAGCTTCGTCCCAGAAAAGTCCGGGATCGCCACGGTGCGGTGTGATATGGTCTACCACGGTGGCTTTCGTGTATCTCCCCTGCCTCATGCACTCGGCGCAGAGCGGATGGGCTTGGAGGTACTGCCTGCTTATTTTTTGCCACTGCCGTGTATAGCCACGCTTACCCGCCGGGCGTGTAACTTCCGGGTGCAGCGGCAGGTGCTTTGCACAGTAGAGGTTGCCCGGCTCAACGAGCTCCGGGCAACCGGGGTGTCGGCACGGCACCTTGGGTCTGCGGGGCACGGGTCATTCCTCCCACGGCAGACCGGGCTTGCCGAAGTGACCGTAGGCACTGACCTTGTTGTAGTCCACGTCCAGCAGCCCCAGACGCTGGATGATACCCTGCGGGGTCAGGTCGTAGCTGTCCTTGACGTAAGCCTGGATGAAGTCAAGCGGCTGGTGTTCCGTGCCGAAGCACTCCACCGCCACGCCCACCGGCTGTACCACACCGATGGCATACGCCAGCTGGACTTCGCACTTGTCAGCGTAACCTGCCTGCACGATATCCTTGGCGATCTTCCGTGCCATATACGCTGCGGACCTGTCCACCTTGGTGGGGTCTTTGCCGCTCAGAGCACCGCCGCCCATTCGACCGATGCCCCCGTAGGTATCGCACGCCAGCTTACGGCCGGTGACACCACAGTCGGCGTAGCTGCCGCCCAGCACGAACCGGCCGGTGGGGTTCACCAGTTTCTGGAAGTTCCCGTCCAGACCGTATTCACAGGCAGCCAGCACCATCATGGATTCGATGATGTGGCGGAAGTCGCTGACCTCCACGTCCGGGCCATGCTGCACAGAACAGAGGAAGGTGGTGATCCGGCCGGTGTCGTAGTCGTAGCTGACCTGTGCCTTGGCATCTGCCCGGAACATCTTGGACGGATGGTTCTTCAGCAGTTGCAGGAACTTGGTGGCGACCATGTAGGGGATCGGCATCTGCTCTGCCGTCTCGTTGGTGGCGTAGCCGTACATGATGCCCTGGTCACCGGCACCGCCCTTATCCACGCCCAGTGCGATATCCGGCGACTGCTTATCGACCAGGATGCCGATGCGGAGCAGTTCCCGGAAATCAAAGCCCATCTTGTCAACACCGATGCGGGTGATGACCTCATGGACGAGCTGCTGGTAGTTGGGCTGGTAGTCGGTGGTGACCTCGCCGGCAATAAAGAGCTGGCTGCGTTTCAGCAGACACTCGATTGCCACACGGGCGTTCTTGTCGTGCTGGAGGATGTCGGTCACAATGGCGTCTGCGATCTGGTCACAGATCTTGTCTGGATGACCATTGCTGACCTGCTCACAGGTGATAATCTTGCTCATAGCTGTTCCTCGCTTTCATGTATCACAAAGCAGGCCGCCTTTGCCGTTGCCCACAAACGTAGGCTCCCACAAAAGCTGCCAGCTAAGTATCGTGTGGCTTCCATTTTTCTGTTGCTGGTCTGTTGCCGGTTCTTCCCTCACAAAATGAGGGGTCAGATTCTTAAAAAGCATTGTTATTACGATGTTTTTAAGGCTTTCATTCTACTCTTTTTATCTTTTGTTGCTAATGTTGCTGGTAAAAAGTAAATCGCATATAAAAGAAAAGAATAATAAAAAAATAGGGTTTTGAGTCGCAACATCAGCAACACATCCAAAAGCGCCGATATATCAGCGTTTTTTCGTTGCCGGTCTGTTGCCGATGTTGCTGGTCGAAGCTCAGAAGCGGCCTTGCGGAGCTGCAAAAACCAACTTTTATGGTCAGGACGAGCCGCTATCACGGCTGAGTCTTGCCGCCCTTGTGGTCATGCCTAGATCACTCCGGCACTACATTGAAGTCGCCTTTTGTGGTTTCGGAGAGGCAGAACTCCACGCCCAAAACGATCTGTGTCGTACTGCCGACACCATCCGCCGGACGCTTTTTCTGAACGGTGTACCTCTTGTCGATCTCGGCATTCAGCGCCTTGGCCGAGTCTGCCCTGTACCCGTTTTCAGCACACCATTCCTTGTAGCGTGTATAAACGGCAGCACGGCGAAGCTCACTATCTGCTTTCGGTTGGAGACATTCACTGAAGAACTGCCCCATCTTATCCGAGAACATCTGGTAGTCCATGGTGGCCTGCACGACAGAATCCGGCATCTCCAGACCCTGACTGCGAAACAACTTATACCCTTCCAGCATCCAGTTCAGGATACCAGACATATTTTCCGGTTCCGCAAAGAAGCCCTTCAATCCCTTATCCTGCTCTTTTTCATCAAAGTGGCGGTCAAAGGGAATGATTTTGATACGACCGGACTCGAACAAGGTCAGGTCCGTGATGTTCGGACGGTGGTTCGTGTTGATGAAGATCTTGAAGTTCGGACGGAACTCGAAGCTATTCTCATGCAAATATCGGGCCGTAATGGTGTCGTTACCAGTCAGGCGTTTGGTCAGGGCAGCATCCAGCGTGATCTTCTTCTCCGGCTCTGAGATATTGACAAACCGGGAGCCGGCAAGGCGAGCGATTTCCTCAGACGGTCCACCACTTTGGGCATTGAACTTTGCCTGCAGCATGGTGGGGTCGGCGTTTTTGCCGTACTCGCCCATGATCCGCAGGATGCTTTCCATGGTGGTACCCTTGCCATTTCGGGAAGTAGGACCATAGAGGATGAACAGACATTCCATCCTCGTATCGCCAGTCAAGGCATATCCGATGGCTTTTTGCAGATAGTCGGCTCTCGCCTTATCCCCTTGCATGATCTCTGTGATGAAAGTCCGCCAGCGAGGGCAGTCTGCTTTCGGGTCATAGATGACCGGAGACACCTTTGTGAGGTAGTCGTCCGGGCGGTGTTCCCGGAACTCCATCGTCCGCAGATCCAGCGTTCCGTTCTGGCAGTTGAACAGGTAGATGTCCCGGTCGTAGTGTTTCATGGACAGTGGAAACACAGACTTTGCATCCTTCAGCATGGTTTCCCGATGCTTTCGGAGCTGGAGCTTCCGCACCCGGTCGATGAATCGCTTTCGGGCATCCTCCTCTGTGATCGTCAGGGCAAACACATACAGCTTGTCCGCCAGCAGCTTCGCCAGTTCCGCCACCTTGAGGTTTTCGGTGTCCGGCTGCCAGACCTTCCCGTCATAGACATACCAGATGCCGCGCTCACTGTTATACCGGGCGATGGGCTTGAAGAAATCGGCAAACATATTGCCCATGCCGATCTCATCCCTGCCGTATCTGGGATTGGTGTGCGGAGCCATCTCATCCAGTGACAGGGTGAGCTTTGTGATGTCCGGCTGGAACTCCGGGGATTTAGACTCCGGGTCAAGGTTTGTGAACTCCTCGTCCACGATGTCCTGTGCGTTGACTGGAACGTACACCGCTGCACAGGTGTTGACGGTGTTCCGAATGGAGATCGCACCGTAAGTCGTACCGGCCTGCCGACGATCCCACTTGTCACGCATCAGGCCGGAGGTGCGAAAGATGCGGTCCATCTGTTCTTCATCGCAGCCGCACCAGAACGCAAGGATGGACAGAAGTGCCATGTCCGCATCCGACTGGCTGTCATAGAGTTCTTCCCAGTCACCGGCATAGAGCTTCTTGAACTTGTCACCGTTGCTGGCCTCCTCTGCGTGGGCAATGACTGCGTCATCGTCCAGATACGAGTGATGCCGAAGCTGGGTGTTCTGCACCTGCTTGTTGCGCTTCATCAGCGAATCCAGCAAGGTGGTCATCGCCGTCTCATCGTTGGGGATCTCCCCTGTGCGGTAAACATCTCCCGTCACGGTGACGAAGCGGTTTGTCGCACCGGGCATATACACTTCCAGCCCTTTGCTTCGGTTGTTGATGTAATAGACTGTCTTGTCGTAGATAAAATCTTCCGGCACACCAAAAAAGCCTCGCAGTCCCTTACCGGACGGAGACTTCTCAACGTATGCCGTGGGGAAAATGGAAAGGACGGTCGCTGCTGTGTCGTTCAGCGTCCCATCCTCTCTGAAACAGTGGTCGATATCAAAAGCACCGATGCCGTTGCCGACCGCAATGCCGATGCCGTCGTACCCGCCCATGGCATAGGTCATGAGGGTAGTCTTGAAATCGGCAAATGTGCGCAGGTCGTTGATTCTGGCACGGTCACCGTTGGCCGGGTTGTACGGCATCTTGGTCTTCTGACCGCTTCGCTTTTCAAACTTCCAGACGCAGAACCGGCAGTCACTTTTCAGTCTCGCAGGGATATTTTTGATGTCTACCACGTTCTCGCCTCCTTCTTGGTAGTAGTGTCGGCAGTGCCCATGTTAAAGAACACCACGATTGCCAGCTCCACTTCCCTCTGCTTGGCGGTAGAGGTCAAGCTGCCCAGCTTGTTCAGCAGGGCGTTCTTTCCGATGGTCGTGACCTGCTCTGCCAGTGCGACAGAGTTGCGCAGATACGCATGGTCATTGATCATCTGGCAGTCTGCCTCTGCAATCTGGATGTGCGTGGGCAGACCCAGCTTCTTCTGCACGGTGGTCAGGGGGATCACCGTGAGCGTGCTGGAAAACCGATTTGCCACATCGTTGCTGATGACCAGCACAGGGCGGCTGCCGCTTTGCACGGAACTGCCGTAATGGTTGCCCAGCTCGGCAAACCAGATCTCGAACCGCTGCACGATCTGCTGCGGAGAATCCTGCTGCGATATGTCCTGCCGCAACGCTTCCTTCTGGGCAGACTTTTCAGTCCGGGCTGTGCGCTGCTTGCGCAGCAGCCGCCCTTTCTGGTTGATGTATTTATTCACATGAGGTCTTGAACGACCGTTTTTATTCTTGCGACCCAATGAAAACTCACCTTTTTTCCCGGTCGATAGACCTTAGGTTGATGTAAAAGTAAAAAGCCGGACAGAGAAGGCACAGCTTTGGCGGCGAATCGATCGCCGCAACAAAAAAGCCGAAGCAAAATCATTTCTGACTGCCTCGGCAATACGTTTCTCTATCCAGCTTTTCCAGTATAAATTATACCAAATTGCGGACGTACCGTAAACAAGAAAAATGTTCAATCAAGTACGGTCGGCGTACAACGATGCTCGGAAAGTGTTCACTTTCCAAGAATAATTTTTTCCTTGCTTTCAAGATCCGGGAGAATCTTCTCCAGTTCCCTGGCAAACCCCCGGATTCCGACCTTCTTGTAGTGCGTTGCCGTGGTGCGGCTCATGGTCTTACCGCAGCCAATCTCGATAGCTTTGAGGGGTTGGCCCCGGATGAAATGCTGCTCCAGCACCATCCGTGCCTTGAATGGCTCCACCTTCTGCAAAGCGATATTGAAGTCTCGCCGCCACTGATAGGCCATGAGGCAGCGTGTCGAAGTGTCCGCCGCCAGCTTCTCGTACATGGCTTTCTCCTTTGGATAAATTGCTTCATTTTCTGACTTTGCGTGCTTGTGGAGTTCAGCCTGGGCTTTCTGCTCTTCGGCTTCAATCATGCGGTATTTCTCGCAAGCAGAGACCACTGTGGCAAGCATGGCCTCCGTTACCTTCTCTGTATCTTTCAAAATTACGCCTCCAATCGTTCCAGCGTCTGGGCAATTCCAGTAAGTGCCCTCTCCCGCTCAGCCTCCACGGTCTTCCGACCCAGCGGTTTCCCGGCACCGTCCTCCACCGTGGGGATGGCTTTCCGCTGCACAAAGAGCTGCTGGGCAACGAGCTGTGTCCGCCCTCGCAGACTGCGCAACCCGATTTCAAACAACTCGATTTCCTCACAGACCCGGCGGTACGGAGTGATCAGCTCCTCATCCCGTCGCTCCTGAATTTCCCGGTTCATGGATGCCAGCACCTTGTCGCAGTTGAGGACGGTGCGCTCCACCGGGTTGGATGTGCCGCTGGTATGGACACGCTCGCCCTGCTCATGCGCTCCCTGCGACAGCTTGTAGATGACCTCGTCCCGGGTATAGAACCATGCATGGGATTCATCGATCTGCCGCTTGAGTTCCTGCTTTCTCGCCAGAAGCTGTGGATAGGAATCGGCCAGTTCTCTGGCTTTTTCCATATAATCCGGTGCCCCAACAGAGGTCTGCATCTCACCGGGATGTGTTTCTTCGCTCATGGTCAAGCCCTCCTTTCTGACCGATGTTCTGTATCACATGACTGCCGCAGCCGAGAGATTCTTTTTAGCAGCTTTTCTCTCGGCTCGTTCCCGTGCCTTTACCCTGCCTCGCTCCCAGCGTTCAACATTGATATCTGCCTGCCGCTTTGCCTCCTGCATGAGGATCGCAGGGTCCAAATCGGTCAGGGTGCGATACCACTTCGAGTGGAAGAATCGCTCCAGTTTCTTTTTGCTGGACCGGTGTTTCCATTCTTCCGGCTCCTGCACCAGCTTGAACAGTGCCTTCCGATAATCCTTGAATGCCTGCAAAACGATGGCGTTTGCCAGTTCTGCATAGCACTCGGCATACTCAACATTTCCCATCGGCGTGCTCCTTGCTGTTCTTGCGAACCCCACTGACTGTGTCATACCAAGGCTCCGGCACCTGATCCTTGGTCATCCCAAAGCGGTAGATGCAGATGATGTGCCATGCAGCTTCGTACATCATGTCCAGCACTCTGCGGTTAGGTTCCGGCAGGGCTGCGGCATACTGAATGAAGTCCTCCATAAACCGGGATTCCTGCAGGTTCTTCGTTCCGCCGTTCTTCTGGCGTGCAATGATAACCTCGGCAAACCGGAAGCATCTCTTTTTGTTCTGCTGGATCCAGTCGTATTTCCAGGTGACAGCGTTCAAGATGGCCTTGCGCTGCTCCTGCGTGGTGACCTTGGGCGCATCGACCGACACGCCCTTCTCCGTCATCCGAGTGTAGTGCTCCATTGCCCGATCTTCCTTGCACATGTGTATCTGGCAGCGAATCTCGTTCAGGCGTGTGCTGCACATCATCTGCTCGATCGTGTGCTCATAGGCTTCCTTCATCAAGAAGTCGAGGTTCATTTTGAGGTCTGCACAGCGGCGCACCGGGTTATCGCCCAGCAGCTCACAGAGCAAGCCCGGCACTTGGATGGGGCGGAACATCGCATACGGAACAAAGAACCCCACCTCATCCCGCTTGGGCTTCGTGCCCGTCACGGGAGCCGCTTTCTTGTAGACGTACTCCCGAGTTCCGGCATTCGTCTCCGATGCCGCCATGCGGTCGGCTTCCTTCAAAAACAAAATCTTATCCATTCTCTTTCCTCCGAACGATCTCTTTCCTCGTGTTTTCATGCTTCCAGCCGTGCTTTGACGGCAGAAATCAGCTTTTCTTGTGTCATGTCCTTCTGTTCCAGAGCCGCCATCACGTCCTCATCCACCGTGTCCTTGGTGATGATGTGATGGATGGTGACCACCTGTGTCTGACCCTGCCGCCAGAGACGGGCATTGGTCTGCTGATACAGTTCAAGGCTCCATGTCAAACCAAACCAGACCATGATGTGTCCGCCCTGCTGGATGTTCAGACCGTGTCCGGCAGATGCCGGGTGGATCAGAGCGACCGGGATCTTGCCGGCGTTCCAGTCCTTGATGTCACCACTGGTCTTGATGTCCTGCACGGGGATCTTGAGCTTTTCCAGATGGTTGATGATGCGCTCCCGGTCATGCTTGAACCAGTATGCCACCAGTACCGACTGACCGTTGGCGGCTTCGATCAGGTCTTCCAGTGCCTCCAACTTGTGATCATGCAGAACTCTCGCCTTGCCGTTTTCGTCATAGACCGCACCATTGCTCATCTGCAACAATTTTCCAGTCAGCGATGCAGCATTGGCAGCATCTATGTCCCCGTCCTTCAAGGGGATCAGGAGATCTTGCTTGAGCATATCGTAGAGCTTGCGCTCCTCGGCGTTCATTTCGACTTCGTATCGTGTCGGGATGCAGTCCGGCATATTCAGGTAGTCCAGAGCCTTCATGGAGATCGTAATGTCCGAGATGCGCTGGTAGATCAGCTCCTCGGCTCCCTCTTTTGGCTTGTACTGGAACACCACGCCGCTGGATGGATTCATGGACGCAGCCTTGAAATAGGCTTCACGGTAGCGTCCGATGAACTTACCCAAACGCTCTCCTCCATCCAGAATTCCGATCTCTGCCCAAAGATCCATAAGACCATTGGAGGACGGTGTACCGGTCAGCCCGACCCACCGCTTCACATACGGACGGACTTTTCTCAGGAACTTAAAACGCTGAGACTGGTAGTTCTTGAACGAGGACAACTCGTCAATGACCACCATGCTGAAGTCCCAGCGCATCCCATTCTTCTCGTAGTACTCCACCAGCCACTTGACGCTTTCACGGTTGACCACATAGATCATGGCCGGATGGTGGACGGCGGCAATGCGTGTCTTCACATCGCCCACGACGATTGAAATGTCCAGATTTTTCAGGTGATCCCACTTCTCGATCTCAGCCGGCCAGGTGTCTCTTGCGACACGCAGCGGTGCGATGATGAGGACCTTGTTGACCTCGAATGTGTTCAGCATGAGGTCTTGGATAGCGGTCAGGGTGATGACGGTCTTGCCTTAACCCAGGCCCATATCCAGAAACAGCGCTGCAATGGGGTGGGTCTTGATATACTCCGTGCAAAACCGCTGATAATCATGGGGAATGAACTTCATTTGGCATCACCTCGCTTCCTGCTCTGCGCCTTGTGTATTGCCCTGCGGCAACGTAACCGCCGGCATCTCCGGGATCTTCGCTCCAATGCCCTGTGGAATAGGTTCGCCGGGGCTCCAATGGATAAGTGCATCAATGGCAGGCTGGATCTGCTCCGGGCAGTCTACGCAAAACACCGGAAAGCCCAGTGCTTCAAGCTACTGCCGGCGCTTGCGCTGCAACAGCCGCATCTGCTTGCAGGGGGCTTTCAGCTCCACAAAGGCACACTTGCCGCCCAGCAGCAGGACCAGTCTGTCCGGCACACCGTTCATGCTCTGGCTCGTAAATTTGAGAGCCTGCCCTCCGGCGGCCCTCACAGCTTCTACAAACTGACGCTCGACTTCACTTTCCCTCACTCTGCTCCACCTCCTTTACCCGCCACACTCCGGTGCGCGGACGCTTTCTCTTGTTCTTTCGACGTTCTTCCAGCAACACATGACCGATGGCGGCATCTGCCGTTGGGTCAGCGTGGCTGCGGTTGTGGCGTCTTTCCGGTGGGCTTTCATCCTTGTGTTCGACCCAGCGGACTGCCAGTGTCTCCTGTTTCATATCGTTCACCTCACCGGTTGATCTCTTTCCACTGAGCCGGCTCCATGGTGGCGACCTGCCAGCCGATGCCTTCCAGCGTGGTGGCCCGGTCATACGAGGCAACGTCCTGTGACGCTCTGGTGACCGCATTGGACAAGCCGTAGAGCGACAAGTCACCGCCGGCGATGAGGTATTTGAGGATGCCCTCCTGCTCATCTGCGTTGATGCCATAGCTCTGAGAAGTGAGCTGTACCACATCCTGCACCTTGCCGGTGATGGGGACTGCCATAGACTCCTGCAAACGCCCCACCACCTGTGTGAAACGCGCCTCATCAATGGCTGCCATGGTGGTGTCCCGGAGTTTCAAGAGAAACGCCTTGTCCTCTGCCTCCATCGTTTCGTCCGAGTACAGCGTGAAGCTGTCCTCCACTGCCTTCGCCTGACGGCCCACATGATGGCGGCGTTCGCCCATGTCATTGACCACCATTCCGTTGGTGCAGACCAAGCGGTAAACTAGCGGCTGGATGGACACAGCACCCAGCCCCACCTCGGAGTTGGAGATCATCACGCCAGCCTGCACGATATCGCCTTTGCGGACTTCCATTTCCAGACGATGGTTGACCACTTTGAGGTACAGCCGGTTTTCCGTCACCTCACAGGACATGACCTCATATTGGTCGTTGCCTGCGAAAAGAGGCAGCACCGATGTGGCGATCTCCATGTTGTCGATACGGCGGTATCGCTCCGACAGCAGCGCACGGGCGACCTGCCCGGAGCCGTAATCCATAGACCGAACCATGTAGGAGCTGGTCCTGTCCGCAAACCATGCGTTCACGTTCTCCGCCAGCAGTTCCGGCTTTTGGCTCTGCATCAGGTCGTAGTACTTGGCCGGGATGCCCAGCGCCGATGCCACCTGACGGTGGAACAGCGAGGTGGTGCCGAAGGTCATCTGCCGGTCTGTGGTCAGATGGTTCAGCTCGAAGGTGTGACCATCTTCCCGGAGGCGCATCCCCTGCGCCGGGCTGATGAAGTCCTGCTTTGCCTTGTTCTGGCGATCCAGTTCTACAAGGACTTCCTGCAGGTTTCTGCCTGTTTTCATATGCTTTCCTTTCTATGGCGCATATTTATGCGCCGGCTTATACGCCGGTGTCCTTATGACAAGGGCACCGTGTTTTGTAGTTCTCAGCTCTCTTACAGTTCTCGATGGATCATCTGGCGGATGATCTTGACTGCTCCCTGCATCCTGGCACGGTTCAGCCGTGTGTCGTGCAGGAGTGTGTCCAAAGCATCCACTTCCTCCCGGATGTCGTTCAGGACACCCCGGTAATGATCTGCCAGCCTCTCGTTCTCCTGTTCCAGACGGTCAAACTCTTTTTCGTAGTCATCGATATCCGCTACATTCGTGTCGATGTAGCTCTCGATCTCACGGGCCAGTTCTTCCCCGGCGTAGTCGGACACAGCTTCCAGCAGATCCCGGATGCCAAACGGTGTCAGGATCTTGCCGTCTTTCATTTCAATGGCGTGCGGCATCTGGTCACCTCAATCCTTAAAGTAGTAGTCGCCCTTATACCCGGCAGCAGCCAGCGGGAGGCCATCGCACCAGTCAGGGTTAGCTGCCATGAGCTGGCAGATTTCCTCCACCGTGTACTTGCCCTTGGGGGCTTCGATGATGACCTCGTCATGGACGTGCGCCACGATGTTCAGGCCTTTGTCCTCGATCCGAGCCATGGCTTCAGCCAGAATGTCCCGGGCAATCGCCTGTGTGGCGTTCTCCACCAGCCGACCGGAGTAGGTCTCCTGCCGTGCCCACTTGTGGTTCTGACCCACACCTTCGTAGGTCAGGCTCATGCGTCCGAAGCGGTTCGGCTGTTGTCTGGGCACAAGGTATGCCAGCTTTCGACCGGAAGGCAGTACCATCCAGAGTGTTCCGGAAGAAAAGGCAAAACTGATCCTGCCGATATCCTGCCGGTCCCCGGTCTTGAAGGCTTGCATCGCAGCCTTCTCCACGTCCCACCAGTACTGCACAATCTTTGGGTTGGCTTCACGCCATGAGTCGATGATCTCCGGAAGTTCTTCTTCCTTCAATCCCATCTGCAAGGCACCCATGCTGATGAGCGCACCGGAAGAACCGCCGTAGCCGCAGGCCAGTGTTGCGATCTTCCCTTTCTGGCGCAGGTCACCGTTGATGCCATGCTTGACCACCGGGACATGGAACATCTGGGAGGCTGTGGCGCAATAGAGGTCCGCGCCATTTTTGAAAGCATCCAGCACCCACTGCTCCCCTGCCTCCCAAGCAAGCACCCGGGCTTCAATAGCGGAGAAGTCCGCCACGATGAACTCGCATCCATCCCTCGGGATGAGCATGGTGCGGATGAGCTGGGAAAGGACATCCGGTGTGTTGCCGTAGATGCTCTCCACCATGTCAAAGCAGCCCATCTTCACGAGTGTTCTTGCCTCATCCAGCGTGGAGATGTGGTTCTGCGGCAGATTCTGCAACTGGATATTCCGGCCGGAGTAGCGTCCGGTACGGCTTGCGCCGTAGAACTGGAACAGTCCTCTGGCCCTGCCGTCCGGGCAGACACAGCGTTCCGCTGCCTGGTATTTCTTGACGGAGCTCTTTGCCATCTGGAGCCGGAGCTTCAGCATATCCATTGCCTCGGCGTCCACACCGTTCCTGTCCAACTCGCCGATCATCTCAGTGACATTCTTCTTGCCCAGCGTGTCCATGGAGATGCCACGCTCATCCAGCCAGGTCTTGAGCTGGGACACAGAATTCGGGTTCTCCAGCCCGGTCAGCTCATATGCTTTCGTAGTCATGGCATCCGACAGAAGGAGGTCACAGGTGATGGCCTGCTGGACCAGTTCCGTGTCGATCCTTACGCCACGGTCGTTGATACGCTCATTCACCCGGTAGTGATGCCACTCCCGGGCAGGCATTGGAAAGCGTTTCAGCCGCTTGTAGATGTCCACCTCCGTGTTAACGTCCTGAATGCAGTAGTACTTGAACTTCGCCCAGTCTTCCGGGAGGTGGTGTGGGAGGTTTCTGGTTCTCCCACCGTTGGACTTGGTCGGCTTGCAGGGTGCAGAGAACAGCTTGATGAGCCGTTTGCCCTCCTCGTCCTTTTGCTGCGTGGTTCTCAAGACTTCACCGACGTCTTTCAGTGCCATGGGCAGGGTCAGCGATGCCGCCATGACCATGGTGCATATCCAGTTGTCCGGCGACAGGAACGTGCCCGGTTTGAGATACTGGCCGGGATAGTGCTGCTGGAGATAGCGGGAGAAGCTCACACGCTCGAAAGCCGCATTGTGAGCAATCAGGGTCACATCGCTGTCCTTAAAATCGTCCAGAAGCTCTTTTGGGAATGGGTCTCCGGATGCAAGGTCTGCCAGCTTCGTTTCTCCAAACCCCTCGCCTTCATCCGTTGCCCATGCAATGAGCAGGATTTCGAAGCTGGGGTCGGACACATAGCGGTACAGACCGCATTTCTTGATGTCTGCCTCGCAGTAGGTTTCAATATCGATCAGTGTTTCTTTCAAAGTTCATCACCTCGATCGGTCATGTAAAAAAGGAGGGAGCCGAAGCCCCCTCCCGGTCCATGTGTACTTAGCGCAGGTAATCCGGCAGTTCCTCACCGGCACCGCCGCCGAGGACTTCTTCGTCATCCTCCAGTGCGCAGAAATCCGCATTTGCGGAGGCACGACCGGACAGGCGGTCACCATCCTTGACGAACTGGATGTTGCACAGACCAGCCGCAACGCCACGATTGCCATTGGCGTTGAAGGCGTAGAAGTTGATGCTGACATTGCAGTAGCAGCCGGAGTAGACCATCATGGGGTCGAGAACAGGCTGCACATGGCGATCAACCACCTGCGGAGCGTCCTTGCTGGAAGCGTTGAGGAAGAAGCAGCTCGTGTAGTTCTCATCGTCCGGGCGGTCGATGTCGCCGTCACGCAGGGGCATCTTCAGATTGGGAGGCACCTTGCCGCCCCACTTGCGGACCTTACCGTCCTCCTTCGCAGCTTCAATTGCCTTGTGGATCGCCAGCAGGGTTTTCTTGTCCTCCTTGGGGATCAGGCAGGACACGGAGTACTTTGCTTCGCTGCCATTGATGCTCTTGGGCTCAAAGATGGCGGCAAAGGAAATGCGGCACGGGATAACGACCTTGGTCGCATTCATCGTCTTGTTTGCAGTAGCCATAGATTTGTAATCCTCCATTGTGTTTTATTCGAGTGATGTGAATTCGTCTGCGGCAGTATCAAGATCAACCGCCGGTCTGGGGTCAGAGTCAGGGACAAGTACCAGCTTGCCAGGCGGTTTTACCACAAACTCACCCAGAACTTCCTGAAATTTCTTCTTGCCCATGAGCTTTTCAAACTCGGTCAAGGAGATCATCTCAGTCTTATAGATATCGGTATACCCAGCCTGTGTGGCGGCTCCCGCCACCGCTTTGGGGTCAAGGAACTGCCGCTTGCTGCGACCTTCCACCACCTTGTACCCATCCCAGCAGACACCGTGGTTGATAGCCTCGGAGCTGACATAGGCGAAGATGGCCTCGATCCAGGATTCAATGCGGTTCAGCGTGGGAAGCATCTTCTCAATATCCGTCTTGGACAGAAGTGCCGGGGACTTGAAGGTTGGTGCCGTGGTGTCCGGGTCATAGGCTGCGGTGGCATCCGTTTCTTCCTGTTCATCTGCCAAAACGCCGGAATCCAGATCCAGGAATTCCGTTTTGACCAGTGCCAACGCCTCATCGGCGCAGGCTTTGCAGGAAGTACGGGCACGGCAGAACCGGCACCAGTCACCGGGAACCTGCTCGCCCTTGCCTTCAAATGCAAGTCTGGCTCTGGGGCGGACATAGTTTTCTGCCCAGTCCAGCAGCTCTTCCACACTGCATTCAAAGGTCGAGATGTTTTCCAGCCGGGGCTGGATGATGGTCATGGCCACCTTGGTGATGCTATACAGATACCCATATGCGTGGTAAGCACCGAGAGCATATAGCATCATCTGTGGGTTATGGTCACAGCTGACAAACACGCCTTTTCCGTTTTTATAGTCCATGACATAGAGGGTACCGTCTGCGATGATCACGCAGTCGCCGGTACCGAATCCCTGCGGAACGAGATAGCTGTAGTCCAGCCGTTCCTCCACCATGACCAGAGGATGCGGACAGGTTTCCTTGATGCGCTCGACTGTGGAGATGATGTACTCCGCATAGATGTCGGTATTGGCATCCATCTCATCGGTGTCGAACTCGGAGGTCGGACGCCTGACACGCTCGTGCAGGTACTTGCGGAGCTTGTACTCGCCCAGCGCATGGGCGGCTGCCCCCTCCTCGGCGTACACCGAGGATTCATTGGGAAAATTCTGCTCCAGCCGAGCCGATGGCGTACAGTTGAGCCATCTTTTCGAGCTGGACGCAGAGAGGATCGCGTGTACTTCTGGCATACGGCACCTCCGTTACAGCTGGGAGATGTCTGCGAGGAACGCCTCGTACTTCGCTGCCGGCAGTTCAGAAAGCTGACCCACGCCGTAGGTCTTCAGCAACTGACCGATCTTCTCGTTGTTGCTGCGCTTCTGCTTGATCTTCGCCACGATGACTGCCGTGATCTCATCCTTGGAGATGGTTACCGCAGGCTGTTCGGTTTCCGCCTTTTGGGTGGTGTCCAAATCAAAGGGCAAGTCATCTGCCGAGTCATCCGGGAAATCAGGAAGTTCCTCTTTCGCCTCCTCATCAGGGCTTTCCTCTGCCTGAGCTTCTTCGGTCGGCTCCTTGGGCGTCTCCTCCATCGTGGTCGGAGCGTCCTGTTCCTGTTTGCGAGGACGCTTCCCCGGTTTCTTACGAGGGTGAGGCACATCCTGTACCCTTGGTGCTGTGTCCACAGCAGGGAGCTTGGCCGGAGGGAGCAGTTTATCCTCGTCCTCCGCATCCTCAGAAGTGAACTCCAGGAGTTCGATCTGCTCTGCCATGCCCTCGCACATCCGGGTCAGGCCGCGGAATACCTCCGTCAGCCCATCCACGATCTTCTTGGGGCCGGTCAGCATTTCACTCATCCTCGTCCACCTCATCCTCACCGTAGACAGAATCCAGATACTCAGCCTGAGCATCCAGAACCATCACGACGGCATCCTTGCACAGACCGGTCTTGGTGCAGATAGCGTCGATCATGGCCTCGATGTCGATATCAGGCTCTTCGTCCTGATCCTCGACACCATTGAAATAGGTGTTGCTGGTGCTGCGCTCATCCAGATGGATGTGGAGGTTCTCGACCTTCAGCATCACCGGGAGAATACGGCGCACTTCCGGGGCGCTGGTATTCTGGTTCTTATCGTTCATCATTGTGTTGCTCACTTTCCGCAGCCTTGGGCTGTATCTCCTGTTGACCGTCATCGGTCATGGTGTACTTCTGTGCAAGGCTCTTGACGAGCAGTTCTGCCACTCGCCCGGGTTCAGGAAGGGTATGCACCGGCTTGCCCAGTTCTTTCGCCTTGGCGATCTCCTGTGCCATGCCCTCCGACACCGTGTCGCCAAACACCCAAATCTCATCTGCCTGTTCCAGCCATGACAGACCAAACTTCATCCCGGCAGCACGTTCTGCCGCCAGCTCGTCCTTGAGAAAACGAGTGAAGTACAGATGAGGTGCCAGCGGTTGGATGCCCATCATGGCGAGGATGCGGCAGGCTTTGAGTGCCCGTTCGATATTGGGCCGCTGTTCTGCCTCCCTGTCCGCCTCGGATACCGCGGTGGGGCGGAACGGAGAGCAGACATAAACGGTCTTTAGAGCGGTGCTGCCGCCGGGCGGTCGCACCGGAGCCGGATTCTTTAAGGGATTGTTCTGGGGATTCTTGATGTTACTCAT